GACCGCCGAGCGCTGCCGCGCGACGACCGTCGGCGGCAGCGCGGCCCCGGCAGCTGCCCCGGCAGCGGCCCAGGCAGCGGCCCCGGCAGCGTCCCTGGCAGCGGCCCTGGCAGCGGCCCTGGCAGCGGCCCTGGCAGCGGCCCTGGCAGCGTCCCCGGCAGCGTCCCAGGCAGCGGCCCCGGCAGCGTCCCCGGCAGCGGCCCTGGCAGCGGCCCTGGCAGCGGCCCTGGCAGCGGCCCTGGCAGCGTCCCCGGCAGCGGCCCCGGCAGCGGCCCCGGCAGCGGCCCAGGCAGCGGCCCAGGCAGCGGCCCCGGCAGCGGCCGCCGTCGTCTGAGCCGCCCTCACGACCGGCCCAGCGCGCTCGGCGGACGCCAGGTCGACGATCCGGCCGAGCTCGCGCACCTTCGCGGCGTCCTCACGGCACGCCGGTGACAGGTCGAGCCAGGTCGGGAGGTAGACGCGGATCAGCCAGTCGAGCGCCATGTACGAGCGCTCCTCATCGTGTCCGTCACCGGCCGTGCCGGGGAGCACGGGGATGAGCGGGAGCAACTGCTGGCGCAGGTCGTTGGGGAGGACGTCGTTGAGGCTGCGGCCCATCGTGCCGAGCACCGGTGCGACGCACGCGGGATGGTCGGTGTGCTCGATGCCGCGGACGTAGGCGACGGCCTCCATGAGGCAGAGGCCCTGCTCGGGTGAGGCGTGGCCGCCCTTGGCGAGGGTGATGCCGGTCAGCTTCGCGGCGTCGACGGTGGGGGGGTTCGTGCTGGTCATGAGGTGGCTCCATCTGAGGTGGGGAGGTCGACGTCGGCGTGCCACGCGCGGAGGAGGCGCGTCAGCTCGCGTTCACGAATCTGGGTGATGGGGACGGCGCGGCCGGTCGCGATGGCCTCGATGAGGGCCTCGTCGGCGCGTACCGCGCGCACCGCGGCGCGCAGGGTGTTGATGGCGAACACGGTGCCGGTCACAAGCAGGGCACCGATCGCGTCCCGCAGCAGGCTCCTCACGCGTCCCCACCACAAAGATCCAGCAGGTCAGCGGGGAAGTCGGGGATGGTCAGGCCCAAGAACGCGAGCACCCGAAACCAGCCGTCCCCATCGTCGATGCACGGCGACACCGCGTTGGAGGCGAGCCACTCAACGTCGCGGGCCCTCACGACGCGACCCGAAGCCGGAACGCCGCGGCCACCTGCCGGAGCCGGGCCACGACCTGATCCGGGCGCGCCGAGTCCGACCAGTCGAACAGCTCCTCAACCCGGACACAGCACATCTCGGCCATCACCGCGGCCAACACCGGATGCGGCGCCGACGGCACCTGGTCGGCGTTGAGATACAGCACGTCGGTGCCGAAGAACTCGGCCTCCGCCTGACGGGCGTTGCGGTAGCCGCACACCACCGCGAGCGCACCATCCGCCGAGCAGGCGACACCGTCGCGGTAGTCCAGCAGGAGACCCGTGTCCCACAGATCGCCGTGCTCAAGGCCGTCACGTTCGATCAGGGCAGCGGCCAGGTCGACCCGGTCGGCGATCGCCGCCAGGTCGAGGTTCTCGGCCGCGATCGGCTGGGCGGGTAGAGTGGTGTGCATCGAGTCCTCGCATAGGGGTCGGTCGTTAGGTGGTTCGGAGGGCTCTCGCCGTGGCTGCGGTGGGGGCCCTTCGTGCTGTTCAGTGGTGCTGCGGGTGGAGCACCACGCGTGTACGGCGCGCGGGGCGCAGCCGGTGATGCCCGGGGGCGGTCCGCCCGGCCAGCAGGACGAGCCCGTCGGCGGCGAGGAGCACCACGATCGCGAGGGCGACCATCACGCGTCACCGGTCGAGGCCAGTTCGCTGGCAACCTCGAACCCCAGCTCCTCGATCGCGACGGTGAGCTGGGTGACGGTGAGCCGGATCGCGCCGGCGGGGAGCTGCCACGCCTGCGAGGACCACATCGGCTCGACGATCGCCGGAGGGACGTTCTCGGCGTGGCGGCTGGTGAGCGCGTCTCCGAAGTCCTCAGGGCTGAGGTCGCTGCTGCAGCGGAGGACGACGTAGAGCTGCTCGACGGTGTGCGCGAGTTGTGGGGCGAGGTCGGGGTGGGTGGCGGCGATGTCGGCGATGACGCGCAGGTCGGAGGCGACGCGGTCACCGATGCTGACGGCCGGGGTGTCTTGCTCGGTGGTGCGGGGGGTTGGGCTCGGGGTGGTGGTCATGGTCAACGGCTCCTGTCTGGGGTGTACGTGCTGGTCAGGCGGTACGGGTGGCGCGGGCGGCGTCGTTGAGGGCGTCCAGGTATTCGGCGAACGCGGCGCAGGGGATGACGACCGATGAGCCCTGGCGGGTCGAGGGGATCTCGCCGCTGGCGCACATGTCGTAGACCTTGCGGCGGCTGCGGCCCATCGAGGCGGCGACCTCGGCGACCGTCCACGCGGTGCGGGGCAGTACCGCTGGGGGGCGTGTCGGGGCGCTCATCCGACAGCCCTGTAGTAGCCGCCGCTCTGCTCAACACTTGACTCGACGACCACGAAAAGTTCGCCGACGGGGCGGCGCAGTGTCCTCGCGAACCGGCGGGCCAGGTCGTCGTTGACGGACTTCCCGGCCAGGACGAACCCGACGGTGCCCACTGAGCAGTCGACGAGGAGGGCGACCTCTCGCTGGGTGAGGGTCCGTGCGGCCATCGCGGCCCGCAGCTCGTCGGGGTCTCGGGCTCTCTTCATGCGCTGCTCCTGACGGGTGCTTGTGACTTGCTGGCGGCCAGCGTGCCACTGGACGCACAAGCCGTCAAGTGGCACGCAGTGAAACAGCGATCACCACTGTGCGCATATTTGGATCACCTTCGGTGACAATCCGCAGGTGGGCGGCGACTACCTACCTACCGGTACTGTGCGCAAACGATGACGCCGGGACCAGTCGCGAGCAGGTACAGCCACTGCGCGCACACCGACGGACTAGTGAGAGGCTGCCCGTTGACGGAGCAGGATTTGACAACCGATGGTGACCACGTGCTGACGCTTCAAGCGCTCATACGCGCCCGCATGGACGAGCGCGGGTGGAGTTACGCCGAGCTCGAACGGCGATCCGCCGGAGCCCTCACGAAGGGCCGCTGGCAACAGCTCGGGACCGGTGTCCGGATGGCCAACTTCCCTGAGCCGACCAACCTGCGCACCATGGCCGACGTCCTCGAGGTCGAGGTCACCACCGTGCTGCTGGCCGCGGCGCAGACCCTCGGGATCGACGCCCGCCGCCGCGGCCCCGACCTTGCGCAGCTCCTGCCGGCCGGTACGGATCGGTTGTCGGAGCGGATGCGGGACGCGATCCTCACGATCATCCGGGCTGCTGTCGCCGACACGCTCGCCGACGAATCGGACCCTCCCGACAACGGGCTCGGAGCACACCAAACCCTCTCGTGGCGGAAGGTGGACGCCCCATCCAGACGTAACAACCCGGGAAGATCAACCGAAAATCGGGCATGACTCACCGCCACAGCGTCCCACCCGTCCGTTACATCTTGTGCTACCGGCGATAGCCCAAGTGGTCTAGGGTCCGATCTCCAGGCCTACTGCGCCCGCCGCCCCGGACCCCGGTGAACGACGCCCCCAGTCTGGGGTCAACGCCGGCTCCTCCCTCCGCGCTGATCCTGCACGGGCTCGATGTCTAGCCCCCGGCTGAACAGGATTTCGCGTGTCCGTCATTCATTCCGCTGCCGCTGTGCGCATCCTCTCCGAAGGGGTAGGGCGCGTTGCCGCCGTCCACCGGGTCCCACTGCGCGACGCTGTCGCCATCGTCGAAGACGGCCCGGACGGCCCCATCCTCTGGATCGACACCGGCAGTCCCGACGGTGACGTCGCCTGGGCTCTCCTCGACGTCCTGCGCGTCCTCGGGTTCGGCGTCCACCAGGACGACACCTCGGCCCGACCGATGACGCGCCTCTACTCGGTAAGCTGACCTCTCCCCGCCTGCCACTTGCCACGCCGGTCTGACCAGCCGGTTTCCCAGGGAGCCCCACCATGGCTGGACGTCCATCACTGCCCATCGGAGCCCACGGCAAGATCGCGCCACCGAAGGAAATCCGCCCCGGCGTGTTCGAGGCGCGCACCTACGTCCGCGACGCTGACGGCGTCACCCGCCTCGCCAGCGCCCGTGGCGCGTCGAAGACTGCGGCCGTCACCCGGCTGCAGGCGGCGCTCGCCGCGCGCGGCCGTCACGCTGGCGCCAGCGTGCTACGCGGCGACACCCGGCTACACGTCGCCGCCGAGCTGGTGCGTGCGCAGTGGCGCACCCGCGCGGCGGAGGGGGTGATGGCGCCCCGCACGCTGCAGGCCTACGAGTCCACACTCGACCTGCACATCGTGCCGGCGCTCGGGCAGCTGCGGCTGCGGGAGGCGACCGCGGCGGCGTGCGAGGCGTGGATGGTGGCGCTGCGCAAACGCCGCGGCGCCGAAACCTGCCGGCGCGCCCGCACGGTGCTGTCCGCGGTCCTCGGCTACGCCGCCCGGATGGGCGCGATCGCAGCGAACCCGGTCGGGGACGTGTCGCCGGTGATCGGGCAGCGCAAACGCAAGCCGCGGGCGATGACCCGCGGCGAGCGCCTCCAGTGGCTGGCCTGGATGGACACCCACGTCGCGCATGACCCGACCAAACCGCGGCGCCCCGAGCTCGCGCGGCGGCCGGAGGGTGTGATCGCCGGGCGGGCGCTGGGGGACATCACCCGGCTGATGCTCGGCAGCGGCTGCCGGATCGGCGAGACCATGGCCGTCAGCTGGGACGAGATCGATTGGGAGGCGCGCACGCTCACCGTCGCCTGGCACATCGTCCGAGTGCCGGGCGACGGGCTGGTGCGGATGGCGGGTGCGAAGTCGGAGGCCGGGGATCGTGTGCTGGCGCTGCCGCGGTGGTGCATGGACATGCTGCTGCAGCGGCGCATCAACTCGCTCGGCGCGTACCCGGTGTTCCCGGACGAGCTCGGCGGGTGGCGCGACCCGAACCTCGTCAGCAAGTGGTTCCGGTGGTCGCGCGACGAGGCCGGCTTCTCGTGGGTGACGTCGCATGTGTTCCGGCAGACGGTGCTCACTGCGCTCGACGAGTCGAAGACGATGTCGCCGCGGGAGATGGCTGACCACGCGGGGCATTCGAAGGTGGCGCAGACGCACGCGTACATGCAGCGCGGGGTGGCGTCGGAGCAGGCGGCCGAGGTGCTCGAAGGGCTTCTCGACTCGCCTTGATCAACAAGATTTGTGATGGATAAGTCATGGGTGATCTTGGAGGAGTGATCTTGTGGCCAACGTTTCCGCTGGTCAGAGTGCCCCCGGCAAGATTCGAACTTGCGACCTAGAGATTAGATCTTCCCTGCGCATGGGGTGGCCTGTGTTCCCGTACGGCGCTCTGACCTGCGGTGATGGTGTGCACAGCGTGCATGGAGTGGATCACGGCGCCTCCATTTCCCATGGATAAGTCCGGGAGCGCGCCGTTCACGCCTCGTCGCCCTCGGCAACTGGCTGCGGCAGAGGATCGGGTGCCAGCCACTTGTCGTGTCCAGTCCCAGCGCGATGCGCGGCCGCCCAGCGTCCGCGCTCGGCCATGCTCGTGAACGGCAGCGCGTTGTCCAGCTCGGGCACGGGCGTGCACTCGCGGCACCACAGCAGGAACAGGGGCGCGGCCGTCACGCCTCGTCGTCCTCTTCGGCGCGCGGCCGGCGGCCGGGCGGCCGCGGCGGTGTCACCCAGCGAGATGCGGCGGACTCGGTCACGCCGAGCCGCTCCCCGATCTGCGCGAACGTGAAGCCCTTCTCGCGCAGCACCAGGACGACCTCGTGCAGCGTGGCGCGCCCGTCCTTGGCGAACGTCGCGACGCGGAAGAGGTCATCGGTCGACATCGACCGGTAGTCGGTATCGCCGTTCATGAGTCGGACCAGCGCATTCATCACCTCGGGAGTCAGGTCCGCCACTCGGCGGATGATAGGGGATGCCTACTTGCAAAGTTGCAAGGTGGTGTGCAGACTAAGGCCCTGGCTTGCAAGGTTGCAAGCACCTCGCCACCTCAACCGAGGAGAACCCGATGCCCTGGAAGCCGAACTACAAGATCGTCAAGACCGACGGCGAGACGGACGAGAAGTCCACCGTCGGCCGTCACGCCACCGGTGAGGCCGCAGCACAGGCGCGCCTGGACAAGCGGGCAGAGCTGCCGTTCGGCTCGTCCGACTCCCTCATCGTCGACGAGATCAAGCACAGGGCGGGCCGCTGACATGGGCCGGGGCGACGTCGAGAAGCCAGGTCCGGGGTACGACACCCGGGACTACACGGCCGCACAGGCGGTCCTACAGCAGGGCCAGGAGTTCAACAACGACGAGCAGCTGCAGCGCGTGATCGACGAGCGCACTGCCGAGTGGCACGCGGTGATCGAGTGATGAGCGATCCCGAAGACGACACCCAGGACTGCGATGTGGACATCACCTGCTGGGAACCCCTGGATGATCCAGAGGAAGGACGCTGACATGGGAATCCTCAGCAGCAAGCGCACCCCTCGTCCCAAGCGGGACGAGAACGGCGACCGCGTGTTCGGGTGGGACGGGAAGACCCCGAACACCGACGCGGGCAAGCGGTTCTATCGCCAGCGCGAGTCCGGCTATGAGGGCTGGCTCGACCAGGACAGCCACCGCGTCGACAAGGACGGCAACCGCACCGGGGGCGACGTCTGATGCCGCTGATGATCGCCCTCCTCGCGGCGCTCGCCGCCACCTTCACCCCCTACTACGCCTACTACCCGCCCACCACCGCCCCACACGCCACCCACTGGTTCGTCTACAACGACGACCCACACCTCGGCACCCTCGACTGCCTCGCCGAACTCGAAGGCACCACGGGCCCGAAGGACTGCCTCGTCTCCCCCGCAGCCGCCGGCTGGGCCGACGTCACCCAGCCGGGCTGGGCGAGCGTCTACGGGCCGGGCTGGGCCCGGTGATGGCGTCCGGGACCTGCGGCAACTGCGGCGCCTCGCTGTACACCAACGGCACCTGCCCCAACTGCGACCGGCCACGCATCCGGGTGCTGGCCTGGTGGGAACTGCTCGACCTCCAATGGGAAGCCGAGCAGGCTGCGCTCGATCGACTCGACTCCGTCGCGGTGATGCTCTGATGGGCGCCACGACCGGGCCGTACGCCAGCGGTAGCCCCGCGACCGGCCCCTACAGCGGCACGCCGTGTGCACGACGCAGCGACTGCATGCGCCACGCTGCTCATCGTGGCGACTGCTCCCGCACCCTGATCGAGGCCGCCGTCAACCTCCTGCGAGGTCGTCGTGGCTGACATCGCCCAGATCAAGGCCCAGCTCATGGCGGCCAGCACGAAGCTGCACGAAGCCTGCGGGCCGCTCCGACAAGGACACCAGACTGGCTACGAGGCACATCAGATGCTGCACGGCGCCATGGAGGGCACCTCGCAGCACGACTTCAGCGAGTGCATCGCGACGATCGACTGCTCCATGCAGCATGTCGATGACGCCATGAAATACGCCTTCCTGGCGGCCGATCAGGCCGAAGCGATGGCGGCTCGGCTATGACGATCGCCCAGGACATCGCCGCCGAGCGCCGCCGCGGCGTCACCAACCCGCAGCACGCCGCCGAGATTCAGGCCCGCGTCGAGTTCCAGCGTCTCCCCCGTCGGAAGCGCTGGACCAGGCGGGCACCTGCCGGATGGAGGCGGTACTGATGGCCCCCGGAACGTGCAACCACGGCGCCATGGTCGGCGCCCCCGGCATCACCACCAGCACAACCAACCCGGACCCGCGCATCGCAGCACACGAACGCGACTGCGTACGGCCGGTCATGTTCAGCCACCCCACCACCTGGGACCGGCGAGTCGTGTGCTGCGCCACCTGCGGAAAGCAGATCACCCCATGAACACGAAGATCGAACAGCGTCAGGCGCTCGCAGAGTTCCGCCGGGGAGAGCGCGCGGCAAATCTCGCCGAACGCGCCGAGGAAAGGCGCCAGCGCCGTGCCGATCGAGGCGCGCGCAGAGCCGCCCGCACGGCCCGCGCGGTGGCCGTCGCGCGCCGACTGCGGCCGGTACTCCCGATCTCGCTGGTAACGGGCCTTGCGATGTACGGGCAGGTCGTCTACGCCCTGGCCGCGATCACACCTCCCGAGTGGGTACTGCCGCTTCGCCTGCTGCTCGCCTGCAGCGTGGCCGTGGCCGTCGAATCCATCGCCCTCTACGTTCAGTGGCACGCCCACGACGCCCTCCTGCACAACCACACCCTGACCGCGGCGCGCCAGCGGCGCGTCTCCTACCTGCTGGCCTTCGGCGTGGCGACGGTGAACTACAGCCACTTCGCCGCGGCCGGGTGGAACCCAACCCCGGCGGCGGTCTGCTTCGCGCTGTTCTCGGCAGCCGGCCCGTGGTTGTGGGGGCTGCACACCCGCCGGGCTCAGCGCGTCCAGCTCTCGCGTGAGGGCCAGCTGGACTCCACCGGTGCGGTGTTCGCGGCCGAGCGGTACCGCTGGTTCCCGATCCGGACGGTGCTGGCGTTGCGCTGGTCGATCGACCATGGCGTCACCGACCCGCGGCTCGCGTGGGAGGGCTTCAAGGCCGACCACGAGCGGCAGCGGGCGGCCCGTCGAGCACGGCGCGCCGCGCGGGCGGCCGAGCGGGCGGCGCGGCGTCCCAGGGGTGCCGCCCAGCCGCCCGAGCCGCCGCCCATCGTGCTGTTGGAAGACGAGTTCGAGGCCCTCCGGAAGGCCGTCGAAGCCGAGCGGGCGGCCGAGCAGGCGGCAGCGGGCGGCATCCCGGACCGGCGGGCGGCCGTCGACGTCGAACGCGACGGCGCCGTCATCGATGACCTGCGGGCGATCGCCGGGCGGACCGGGCGGCGCTACTCCCGAGACGAGGTCAAGGACATGTACGGCATGGGCAGCCCACGCGCCACACGACTCCTCAACCTCCTCGGCTGGCTACCCCGGGCGGCCGAGCAGGCGGCAGCGGGCGGAGAAGCATGAGCGACGACAACGCGGGAGAGGTCCGGCGCATCACCAGCGTGTTCGTCATCCTCGCCGGCGTCGGCGTCCTCGCCTCGGTCTGGCCCGAGTTCGACGCGTTCATGAACGTCGCCATGACATGGTTCGTCGGCGTGATCGTCGTCGGCCTAGCGATCCTGCTCGCGAGGGAACTGCTGTGACCGACACCAACGGCAACGTCGACCTCGAGAAGCGCCCCGACGCCGAGCTCGTCCAGCCCGTCGAGCAGCCGCTCGATCCGGTCGACGGCCCGCGTGAACGGCAGACCATCTACGGCACCGTCACCGGCTGGAGCGTCGCCGAACGCCGCCCGGTCGTGCCCGCCTGGATGCGGAACCGCGACGAGCGCAAGCAGGTCGCCCGGTTCGTCGCCGAACGCGGCGGCGCGACGATCGCCTACCACGCGGTGCGGCTGCCCTGGTACGGCGCTCGGGCAGCCGTCTACGCCCCCCGGGGCGCCCACCGGCTCGCTCGCCGCGGCCACGCCGCCTGGTTCGACGCGGAAGCCCAACCGCTCCGCCGGCACGCCGTAGAGAAGCGGGACGCCGACACCTACCAGAAACTCATCGCCGCCCGGCGCCGCCACGTCCGCGCCCGCACACCCGCCGCTGTCGGCGTCCTCGCCGGCCTGCTCGCCCTCGCAGTGCTCGCCGTGGCCGCGCCCGCCCTCATACAGCTGCCCGTGCTCATCGTCCTGATCGGATTCCTCGGCCGTGTCGGCCAGCCCGCCGACCGCCCCATCGTCCTCGGAGCACTCGTGAACAGTGGTGTCGCACCCAAGCTGACCAGCGACAACGTCACAGCCGCCCTACGATCATGCGGCATCTCCGCGATGACCGGCCGCGAAGCAAAGATCGACTACGCGCATCCGATCCGCGTCGACGGCCCCGGCTGGCGCGCCGACATCGACCTCCCCCTCGGCGTCACCGCCTCCGACGTCATGGAGAAGCGCGCCGTGTTCGCCGGCAACCTCGGCCGCCCCCTCGGCTGCGTCTGGCCCGAAGGCGACCCCGAAGTCCACCCCCGACGGCTCGTCCTCTGGGTCGGAATGCAGGACATGGCGAAGGCCCGACCAGCCCCCTACCCGCTGCGGAAGGCCGGCGCGGCCGACTACTTCGCCAACCTCCCCTTCGCCACCGACCAACGCGGCCGAGCCGTCGGGCTCCCGCTGACCGAGTCGAACATGCTCATCGGATCACTGCCGGGCGCCGGGAAGACCGCGGGCGTCCGATGCATCCTCGCCGGGTGCGCCCTCGACCCCACCATCGAGCTGCACATCTGGGAGCTCAAGGGGTCGGGCGACCTCGAGTCGTTCGCGCGAATCGCGCACGCCTACGGCTCCGGAGTCGACGACGACACCATCGGGCAGTGCCTCGCCGGCCTGCGATGGCTCCTCGCCGAGGTCGGGCGCCGCGCCGAGCGGCTCAAGGCGCTGCGGCAGCGGGCCCGGGACCTGGTGCCCGACTCGAAGGTGACCCGCGAGCTCGCGAACCGGCGCGGCCTCGGCCTGCACCCCATCGTGTTCACCGTCGACGAGTGCCAGGAGCTGTTCTCCCACGGCGAGCACGGCAAGGAGGCCGGGGAGCTGGCCACCGCCATCATCAAGCGCGGTCGCGCGCTCGGCGTGACGCTGCTGCTGGCCACCCAGCGCCCCGACAAGGACTCCCTCCCGACCGGGGTCAGCGCGAACGTGGGCACCCGGTTCTGCATGCGGGTGATGGGCCAGATCGAGAACGACATGGTGCTCGGCACCTCGAGCTACAAGCAGGGGATCCGGGCCACCATGTTCACCAAGTCCGACCGCGGCATCGGCTACCTCGTCGGCGCCACCGACGCCCCGATTGTCGGCCGCACCTACTACCTCGACGCCGCCGCCACCGACGCCATCGTCGCCCGCGCCTACCTGGCCCGGGAGAAGGCCGGACTCCTCACCGGGCACGCCGCCGGGGAGCAGGTCGACGGCGGCCAGACAGTGGACCTCCTGATGGATGTGCGCACGGTGTTCGCCACGGCCGAGCGGATCCACACCGAGGACCTCCTCGAGCGGCTCGCCGAGCTGCGCCCGCAGTTGTACGGCGAGTGGAACCCGGATGCGCTCGCCGCGGCGTTGAAGCCGCACGGCATCGGGCCCGGTCAGGTGTCGATCGATGGCACGAACCGACGCGGGTACCGCGTTGAGTGGGTGATGGAGGCGCTCGCGAAGCGCGAGCTGGAACGGTGACGGCGACGACGTTCTTCGGCATCTGCGCTGTGGTCGTGCTGGGCTACTACGTGCTCGCCTGCTGGTGGTTCCCGCTGGCCAACTGCTGGTGCTGCAAGGGCTCGGGGAAGCACCGCTCGAAGTCGGGGAAGACGTTCCGGCGGTGCCGGACCTGCAGCGGTAGCGGCTCGTGGTTCAGGGTCGGCCGGCGGCTGTGGGACTGGTTTCGGGGTGTCGGCTCGTGAGGGTGCTAGCCGCTAGCGTGCAGGTCAGAGGCATGATCGGGTGCTAGCGGGGGTGCTAGTGCAGGCTAGCGGCGCTCGTGCACGTGATCGCCGTAACGTCGTGTTCGGCCGGGGCGAACTCTTCGCATGGACGGTGTGCTCTGGATCGGTGCGGTCGCCGTCATGGTGGGTGTCGTTCTCCTCGGCCGGGCGCAGGCCAAGCGGGACGCGGCCCAGGGCGTCGTCGCCACCTTCATGGACCTGCGCCTCACCCCGACGACCCTGCTGATCGGCCGTGGTGGTGCCAGCATGCCGGTGAAGGGCCTCACCGCCCGCGTCGAGGACGCCGGGCACGGCCGGTCGGTGTACCTGTCGATCGTCGGCCCGTCCGCGACGCTGCTGCGTGAGCAGTCCCTCGGCCGCAGGGTTGGGTTGGATGCGCGCCGGTTCGCGGACCTGGTCAACCGGTACGGCCGGTAACGACGAAGAGGCCCCCCTCCCGCCAGCTCGGCGGGAGGGGGGCCTTCTCGTGTGTACGGGTCAGGAGACGAGCTCGGCGCCAGCGTGGAGCTGCCCAGCCGCGGCCGGGGTCCCGGCATGGAGCTGGCCGGCGACGACCAGCGTGCCCGCGTGGAGCTGCCCGGTGGTGTACGGGATGCCAGCGTGGAGCGGGTAGGCGATCTGGCGTTGCGTGATGACGTCGTACAGCACCAGGACGTCGGTGATGAGCCGTTGTCGGGCGCCGCCGGGGCTGACGGTGTCGGCCAGGCCGAGGACGTCGGTGAGGGTGCGGGTGCGGGTGGTCGACGCCCGCGTGGCGGTGTCGGTGAGGGTGATGGCGTCGGTGATGAGCCTGCCGGGGGTGCTCGCGGACCTCGTGACGACGTCGGCCAAGCCGAGGGTGTCGGTGACCGTCCGGCCGCGGGTGATCCCTGCCCTGGTGACGACGTCGGCCAGACCGATGCTGTCGGCCAGCGTGCGGGCGAGCGTGACGGCGCGGGTGACGACGTCGGCCAGCCCGAGGGTGTCGGAGACGGTGCGCGCCCGGCTCACTGCAGCTCTGGTCACGGTGTCGGCCAGCCCGATGCTGTCGGACATGGTGGCGGAGCGGCCCGACGTCACCGTGTCGGCCAGCCCGACGGTGTCGGTGAGCGTGCGCGTCCGGCTGCTCGCGGCCCGCGACACCGTGTCGGCCAGCCCGAGGGTGTCCGTGACCGTGCGGGAGAGCGCCAGCACGACGCGGGCGACCGCATCTGCGAGGCCCACTGTGTCCGTGACCGTGCGGGACACGCTCGCCGGACTGCGGGTGACGGTGTCGGCCAAGCCGATGCTGTCGGCGATCGTGCGCGCCCCTGTGGTGGCCCTGGTGACGACGTCGCTCAGCCCGAGGGTGTCGGTGACGGTGCGGGTGAAGGCCTGCGACGTCCGGACGGCCGTGTCGGCCAGCGTGAGCGAGTCGGTCAGCGTCCGAGCCCGAGTCAGCGACGCCCGCGTGACCACGTCCGCGAGGCCGAGCGAGTCCGTGACGGTGCGGGCTACACCTGAGCCCTTGGCCACCACGTCCGCCAGGCCGACGGTGTCGGCCAGCGTGCGGGCGAAGGCCTGGGCGCCCCGGCCGACGGCGTCGGCCAGCGTGAGCGAGTCGGCGAGGGTGCGGCTCTCGCTGGCCGCGGCCCGGGTGACCGTGTCCGAGAGCGTGACGGCGTCCGTGACAGTGCGCGCGACCGCGGTGCTCGACCTGGCGACCGTGTCCGAGAGCCCGAGCGTGTCCGTGACGGTGCGGGTGCGGCTCGTCGCGGCCCGCGCGACCGCGTCGGCGAGCCCCACCGTGTCCGTGACCGTGCGGGACGTCGTCGAGGCGGACCGGACGACCACGTCGGAGACGCCGAGCGTGTCGACGATCGACCGGGACACGGTCGACGACGCCCGCGTGACGGTGTCGGCCAACCCCAGCGTGTCCGTGGTCGTGGTGACCGCGGAGACGGTGGTGACCCAGACCCGTGGCTGGTCTATCCGCTTGACGCGGCTACGACCGAGTAGACCCCTTGGCAACGCGCACCCCCGGCCCGGTCACACAGTTCTTGCAACCCTCACTGCGCGTTGTGGATCATTCGTCCCACAGGACCCAGCAGAATGCGTTCACCGCTGTACCGGTGGTGCACCGGATCCGAAGATTGTGGGATGCCGGGACCAGGAATTCCCGACCGTAGGACCACTCCCACTCGTACTCGGATGCGCCGATCGGGATGGCTTTCACCTTCCCGGTACGGGTGGCCGTGATCGTCCCCTCCGCAGACGCCGTGTAGCCGGTCGCTGCGGTGCCGAGCACTGCCGAGGACACCGAGGTGTTGGTCGCCCCCAGGTCGTAGGGCTGCACCCCGGCGGCGACGTGTGCGGTCACGGTGGCTGCGACCGTGCTGGTCGTGATGAGCTCGACCGTGCACGCCGCGGTGAGCGCGTTGGCGAACTCGATCCCGGCCGCGACCACCCGCAGCGGCTGCGTGCTCGCGGCCTGCACCTGCAGCATTGTCTTGACGGCAGTTCCGGTCGTCACGAACGTCGGCGCTGCGGTGGTCGGCATCGCCGTGTTGCCAGTCCAGAAAAGCATGCGTTATCTCCTAGTACAGGCTGGCTCGGCGGACGGGTACACGGTTGAAAAGAAACTGCGGTTGCGTCGGCGGCAGATTGAACAGGGTAGCGACGAACGTTCCCGGTGTCGGCTCGGTACCGAAGAAACCGGATCCGATCTGTGCCTTGCACGCGGTGATCGCGAAAGGGTTTGCGGTGGAGTAGAACGAGTTCCACGATCGACCATCCCGGGACGTCTCCCAGAACGTTGTACCGCCGGACTCCCGGATGCGCTGCCACGCGTGCGTGACAGCGTTGAAGGCGGTGTTGTTGAATACCGTCTGCGTTCCGGAAATCGTGGTTTGTGCGCCGATGTTTCCGTTGTTCATCTGGAACGCGACCTCGTTCGAGCCCGGGTTCGGGGCAGGCCCCCAGTAGGACTGCGTGCCCCCGTTGCCGGTGTTCGCGGGATGAACGATGTTGAGGACCGCGGCAGACGACGTGAGGTCGTACGTGGTCTGCGAGATCAGCGTGGGATAGCCGGTCGTGCAGGTGATGACCAGCGTGCTGTTGCTGACCGTCGCATTCGCGCCCGGGGTGGTGTAATCCCACTTTGCCGAGTCTGCGGTGGCGAAGTTATCGACAAGCGTGCCCATCAGCGCCATTGCGTAACAATCTGTCTAGAAGAGACTCGACCGGCGGATAGCCTGCTTGTTGTTCGGAACAATCGGCAACGGCCGTACCGCAATCATCATGCCGAAATTAAGCGTGCGCCCACTGGTCATCGTGGCCGTTGGCGCGAACTGTGTGCCACCGACACCATTCGGGTTGTAACAGAGGCAGCCTGAGAAGCCGTCGATGAGGTAGGAGAATCCTGAGGTGGACCCCACCGTCGCTCCGCCCTGCACGGCGGCCATGCCCACATACCCCACACCCGTACCGGACGGATTGTCCGGTGTGAACGTCGGGTAGTTGATGGTCGTGCTCGCCGTCGTCACATCCGTCTCGGTGTGTGCGAGCACAAGCCACTGTGCTTGCGGCCCGAACGGCGAATGCAGGAAGACACCAGTGGACTGCAGCTCAGCGGCGCCGATCGACGCCGAGAACGTTGCCGTGACGGCGGCCGTAGCCGCCGCGTTCACGACGCCGATCCAGGCGTTCGCGGTATCGCCGGATGTGGCGTCGGTCAGTGTGGACCCGATGTTCGTCCAGCCGGTGACATGCGTCGAGCTGAGGCCGCTCACGCTGGGCCCCGTTCCGCTACCGATGGTGCCGAAGTAAACGAACAGATCACCGACGTTCGCCGTCGTCAAGTTCCACGAGCCCTGACCCGTTGTGCCGCTCGTGTTGTTGACCGTGGCACCCGCGGTGATCTGCCCCACGGCAGATCAGGAGACGGTGACGGTCTGGGTGTTCGTCACGGCATCCCCGGACACCGTCAGGGTGGCCGTCGCAGACATCAGGGTTTCGAACACCATGATCCCCGTCGCGCCGGTCAAGGTCGGGAACATGCCCACCTTCGCCGCCGTCACCGGGAGGCTGTCGGTGCCGTTCGCGGTGAACGTCGCACCCTCCGTGTACGTCGTCGTCCCACCGGTGTGCGCGTAGCTGCACACCTTCCGGATCAGACCGCCACCCGCCGTGGTGATCTCACCGGTCAGGGCGGTGTCACCCGACGCGGGGGCGCCGTTGTTCGCGGTCAACGCCATGAACCCCGCGGCCGGGCCCGGGCCAATCGTGAACGTCGACGTCGACCCCGGCGTGGTACCGGCTGCGCCGCCCGGGGTGGCCGGGTTCACCCACCGCTCCACCGTCAGGACCGTGGTGGTGTTGGCGGTGATGACGCCGTAGACGGTGCCCGCATACACGGCCATGCCGATGTAGGCGCTCGCCGTGAACCCCGAGCTCGTCAGCGACGTCGAGCTCGTCGCAGTGGCCGTGCCGGCGAACCCGACCGGGTTCCCCATCTGCGCGGCGACGTAGTCGATGCCTGCGTTCGGCTTCATGCGACAACCGCCTCTACGTGGTTGATCCAGCCGGTGGGCTCGCCGACGGGGCATCCCCAGTGCTCGGCCAACGCCGTCTGCAGGTCGGGGTCGTCGCACTCCAACCAGGCGGGTGGCCTGGACGAGTGCTTCGCCCAGTGCCCGTCGGCGTGGACGGCCTGCCGGACGCGCTCGTCATGCGTCCAGCCCTCCTCGTCGGGGGGGAGCTGCATGACGGTGGTGTGCTGGCCGGTGTAGCGGCGGTGGATCGGCGTCCCATCCGGGTCTGCGCCGATCACCTCCCGCACTCCGACGTTCCCGAGACGGGCAACGGGCATGACGATCTCCTTACTGGGTGATCTGGGGGAGCGCGGCGAGAGTGCCGGACGCGATGACATGCGGCTTCGCCGTGGACGGCTCGTAGACGACGACGGACACGAGCGCCGCCGACCACGCCCACAGCGCCGTCGCCGAGCCGACGACGGCGAGGAGCACGCTCGTCCCGGACACGGTGATGTTCGAGGCGGCCACCGACCATTCGAAGAGGACGGCGTCGTCCTCGGAGCGCCGCACCTGCGCCTTCGCCGACCAACCATCGACCGTGACGGGGGCATTCGACGAGTCGAGGACCGGGACCGTGATCGTGAACGATTCGCCCTTGATGATCTCCCAGTCGATCGCCGTCGCGGCCGGGCGCAGCAGCAGCGCGGCCATCAGCCGAGGCGCTTCTCGTGCGCGCCACCCGAGCCCGGGACCGGGACGAGTGGCTCACCGGCGCGCGACTGCGGCGCCGAGACGGGGGTGACCTGGTCGCGAGTGAGCCAGCACAGGATCAGCCACACCGCCGCACCCGCACCGGTCGCCACCGTGGCCTGCTGCGTGGTGTCGAGCGCCACCCAGCCATACCCGACCGCCACGGTGACGGCCAGCTTCGCGACGTCGAGGACCACCACCGGTTCGGGCCGGCCGCTGGGGAGCGGTAGCCGGCCCGCGATGCTGCCCACCGCGGTCACCAGGGAGCTGACGTTCACGCGCCGACCTTCGCCCTGATCGCGGCCAGATCGGCCGCCATCGACCGGCACAGGGCCAGTGCCGCGTTCGCAGCATCCAACGCCTGCGCAGCGTGGGCGTTCGCGAACGCCAGCTGGGTGCCGGCGTCGATGGTGCGCTTCGGGGCGCCCGGGTACAGGTCGGGGAGCTGATCGGACCAGGCCACGTCGTCTCCTGTCGCAGATGCCGCCACGACGGCGGTGAGGAACTCGGGCCACGGGAACCCGGGACCGGGGTCGGTGTGATCGGTCTGGTGCCACGCGTTGGAGACGTCGACGTGCCCGCAGATCCCGCGCGCACCGGCTATCAACGCGGCCGGGCCGACGTAGGCGAGCGGGATGTTGTACCGGGCACACAGGTCCGCTGTACGGGCCGCAGCGAGCAGCACAGCGGGCCACACGGCGGGGCTGAGCCACTGCTCGCGGGTGTAGGTGGACTCGGCGCAGATCTCGATACCCAGCGAGTGGATATTGGGGGGCGCGTGCCAAGCAGTCGTGTTGTCGGCGACGCAGTGCTGCTCGCCCGCAATGTCGACGATGTAGTGGGCCGAGCCGCCCGAGGTCGCGAGCTGGAAGTAGCGCGCGGTGCTGGCCGCCATCCCCGCCGCCGACGCGCCGGGGTAGCCGACGCCCGGCACGGTGGCGTGAATGACCACCCGCGTGGGCGGCAGGTTCCCGGGCCCGTCGTGGTGGAAGGCCTGCAGCGTGACGGGCGGCTCGCCCACGACTCAGCCCGCGGCCGGCGTCGCAGCCGCCACACCGGCCTGCGACAGCGCCGACTGGGTTGCGGTGGCCAGACCGGACACCGACGTCGAGATCTGGTCGGCGACCGTCTGCACGTCGGCCTCGGAGATCCCGCCCGCACCCGAAGCCGCGGAGGCGGCGAGCTGGACGAGGGCCGGCTCGACGGTGCCGGTGATGGTCTGCTGCAGGTTGTCGGCCTGCGCCTTGAGGTTGTCGAGAGCACCCATGATCGTTTCCTCCAGTGTGGTGACGCGGTAGTGGAGCGAGCCGGCGATCTCGTCGAGGTGCCGGTGGATGAGGGCGAACGGGGCGTCGGCGTGCGCACAACGGGGACACACGGGGCCCGACGGTGGCGGTTCGTGGCGGCGCGCGTACGGCGTCGGTGGCGGCGTCGGGGGTGGCATCGGTGGGCCGAACTTGCCGGCCAGCTCGTCGAACAGCGGGTTACTCACGGGCGGCTCCTATCGGCGGTGACGCGGCGGGGTGTCCAGGCGGCGACGTAGTCGCACGTCCAGAACCCCGTTGGTGATCCACATGAGCTGTACGGCGGTGAACGTGGCCACCGCCGGGACCGCGCCGGTCTGCGGATCAGCGAGGGTCACCGTCGCCAGCACCACGTAGGCGAGCGCGGCCACCACCCGGCATGCCGAGGTGCGCAGCAGGGCGCCCGTCACGTGGTCGTCGTGCGGCCGGTGCAGCATCCGGCGCAGCGCGGTGGCCTGGACGACACCGCTGGTCACCGAGACGGCCAGGAACGTCCAGGCCAGGGTCACGGGCCGCGGCGGCCGAGCCGGGCGTAGAGGTCGCCGACCTCGGTTTCCAGCGCTGAGATGCGGGTGCGTGCGGCGGTGAGCTGTGCAGTGATTTCGGTGAGCTGCCGGGCGTAGTCCTCGGCCATCGCCGCCATCTTCGCCCGATAATCGGAATCGATCTTGTCGACGCGGCGTTGCAGCGCGTCCCGCTCGTGCTGCAGGGCCGAGGTCAGGTTCGTCCAGGACTGCAGATCCGTCCGGTTCGCGTCGCGCCGGCCGCCGCGGCGGCGCAGCACCCACGGGACGACGATCGTGGCGATCGTGGCAACGATGACCCCGGCGACAGCGGTGATGTCGACGGGGCTCACAGAGCGGGCTCCTCGCGGGGCCGCAGACCGTCGAGCTGGGAGACCGATCGGGCCAGGAGCGCCAGGTACACGCTCCAGGACACGACGTTGACGATCGTGGTCCCCGAGTCGGTGAACCAGCGGACGATGAACGCGGCCGTCCACACGCTGGTGAGGGCGATCGCGGCGGTGTGGGAGACGACGGCGACGAGGCGGCCGCGGCGCCACCGCGCGCACACGATCCCGGCGCCGAGCGAGGACGCCACCACGAGGTAGATGACGCCCCACGCGGTCTGGGAGAGCAGCTCGAGGAGGAGGCCGTAGCTGGGGGTGTTGTCGTAGCGGGCGGGCTGGACGATCAGTGTGACGCCGATGGCGAGGTAGGCGATCGTCACGACGCCGATGAGGAACCGGGGTGGCATGAGCCATGTCCGGCGGTGCGTGGGGCTCATCCCTGTGAGGCGAGGAGGATCGCGCCGGCGTTGAGGCCTGCGCTGCCGGGGACGTCAGCGGCGCGGAGTTTTTGTCCGGCGGTGAATCCGGTGTAGCCGCTGTCCGTAACACGGACCTTCTGACCGGCCAGTCCAGCCATCAGTGGTGATCCTTTCTCACATGCCGAGGACGGGTGGGTTCCACAGCTGGACGGGGTCGTTCACGATGAGCGCGATCGGCACGCCCGGCGACGCGACGGTGAAGGTTTGCGGGCTCGATGCGCCGGAGATGGCGGTGACGGTGACCGGGACGCCGCCCATCGACACGAGCATGGGGCAGTCGTCTGACGCGGTGGTCCACAGGGGTTTCCCGGCGGCGGTGAGCTTCACGGAGACGCTCGTCGCGCCGACGCTGGTGGCGGTGTTCACGGCGGAGCCGTCGGTGTCGCGCCGCATCACCGTGTCCACCGTCGTGCCAGTGCTCGCGGCCATGGTGCCGACGTTCCAGGCGTTCCAGGTCGTGGCGTTCGCCGTGACATGCCACGAGAAGGCGTCGATCGTCTCCGTCCAGCCTTCGAGGACGTTCCGGATCGTCCCGGACGGCATCTGACTGCGCAGGCTCGTGATGTTGGTGACGTCGAAACGGCTGGTGGGGATCATCGTCAACCACGACGCGATCTTCGACGGGATCCGGTCGAGCGCAAAGCTGATCGTCGGGTACCGGTAGCCCTGCTGCGTGCCCAGGTGCACGCCCCACTCGGCGTACTTGTCGAGGTTGCTGTCGTCGCTCGGGTTGACCGTCAGGCTGCCCTGGTAGTCGCCGATGGAATCGATGCCGAGCGGGCCCGTGATGGCCTGGGAGGTGAAGCTGGCCCCGTTGCGCCTGCTGGCGGTGACGTCGTTGACCGTCAGCTGGTCGTCGTCGACCGGTGCGAACTGCACGGCGAGGTCACCAGCAGACGCGTCGAGCGTCAGCAGCGGCTGCTGGGACTCGCGGAGCAACCGGGTCACGTAGGTGAGGCCCTGGTTGAGGCCTCCGTAGAGCACGCCGAGCCCGGTCGCCTCAGCCTCGCGGATCAGGTTGGTGAGGTTGTCGACGTACTGCGGCCCCATGACGTCGGCCGGGTTCGTCGACGTCTCCGCGGTTGTCGAGGTGAGCACTGTGACCGGGATGTTCGCGTTGTTGCAGAGGCGCGTGATGCGCGCGCTTGGCGCCTCGGTCAGGTAGGCGCTGACGGCGACTCCCGGGGCGGCGGTGAGCATGTTTCCGCAGACGGTCTGCAGGGAGACGTGGCCGAACGTGTAGGGGCCGCCGTAGGAGTTCGGGTGTGAGTCCATCCAGATGTCGGTGAAAGTTCCGATCGTCTTGCCGGTGATCGTTCCGCTCATGGTGGCGAGGCCCTGGCCTTGCGCCTTGGTGCCCAGCACGTAGTTGATGTCAGCACCGCTCTGCGTCAGCTGTAGATAGCAGAGCTGGCTCTGGAAGTCGCTGTTGTAGATGGCGCTGGATTCCAGCGTCGCACCGGAGTAGAAGCGCAGAACTCCCGAGTTGGGGTTGTTGGCGTTCGTCTTCAAGTAGTAGATCTGGAATTCGTTGCCGGTTCCTGTCGAGACGGCGCTCATCACATCGGTGGTGTTCGTTGTGGGCGCTACCGTGTTCGCCGTGTCCTTGGTCGGACCCAGAAGGAAGTTGATTTGCGTCTGGTTGGTCGGCGTGTACGACGGAACAACGAAATGCATGCTGGCAGCTGTTGCCAGCGTGGCGACCGGGTAAGAGCACCAAAACCCGTTGTAGCTGGCGAAGGTCCCGATAGTGGCATTGAGCGACGTATCCCATGCCCCGTTACTTCCCCCGCTCGAAGGGATAACGATCTTCGCCGATGTGGCCGAAGCGCCGTCCTCGACCGGCCAGTACGCGACGGTGTTGGGGTCGTTCTCCATCGCCAGCCGCATGGCGCTCTTCACGGCCAGCGTGCCCTGGTTGAGCTGCCGCAGAGCATCCGACGCGGTCAGGACCACGGTCGCGAACCTGCCGGCCTCATCCCACGACGGCTGCCATGACACGGCGCCACCCTGGTACTTCACCGTCCACGTCGATCCCGAGTTCGTCGACACGCGCACGCGGACCGGCGTGTTCCGGACGACGTTCGGCCAGTTCGCGGACTGGCCGCCCTGGCTGTAGTTCGACGTCCGGTTGTCCAGCACGCACGTGAACTGCGAGGCTTGCGTCTGCGAGGACTCGTCTGGGCGCCCGATCCGAATTGTGATGTTCCCGGCCCCGGCAGCGTCGGTGCCCATGAGGACGTCGCTGGTGATGTCCGACCAGGTCCACGACGCCCCGGTCAGGTCGGTGAGGTCGGCACCCCACGCGATCTCGACGGCCAGCCGCACACCGCTGATGGCCTGCTGCAGGATCGGCGCCCCGGTCACTGGGTCCGCCCCCCGACGTGCGTGCGCTGGATCGTGAGGTTCCCGGTTCGGATGAGCTTCGCGATCGCGGTGCCCATGGCCGAGTCAGAACCCGAGCCGACGTGCAGGGTGTACGTCTCCTGGCCGCCAGCGGTGCCCCCGCCGAGCTGCGCACCACCACCGGCGTTGATCCCGGCGCCGACACCGACCATGCCCGCGGTGACTGTCTGCGCGGCCAACGCCCGAGCCGCGTCCGTCGCCGTGTGCGCGTTCGCGATGATCCCCGCGCCGACCCCGGCCGGGATCTCCGCGCCCACCAGGTCCGCGAACACCGTCGATGGCGACTGGATACCGAGGGCGCCCTTCGCGGCGTTGATGATGTCGGCCGCCAGCTTCTCGATCCCCTGAATCACCGAGCTGGCACCATCCTCGATGCCCTGCAACAGGCCCTGGGCGATGTTGGTGCCCATCTCAGCGAACACCGTCGACGGCGACTGGATCCCGAACAGGTTTTTGAAGCCGCCGATGATGGAATCGACGATCGAACCGATCGTGCCCTCCCCGGACTGCATACCATCGTTCATGCCACCGAATAGGCCGTCGAGAACGTTTTTGCCCCAGTCGGAAACCTGCTTCAGGATGTCGCCGAATCCCTGGAAAAGCTGCCCGATCTTCCCGAACAGGTCCGAGAAGAACCCCGAGATGGGCCCCCAGTCCTGGATGATAATGTAGGCGACCGCCGCGATCGCGAGCCCGACGATGATGAACGGTGCCGCCTCAACCAGGAAGCTCGCCAACGCTGCCCCGAGGGTCGCGACGCCCCCGGCGGCGCCTTCCGCGGCAGTACCGGCGACAACGGTTTCTCCAGCCGCCACGTCCGCAGCTGTACCAGCCCCGGTCCACGCTTTCCCGAGATCCCACAGAATCCCGACCAGGTTCGTGAGCGGCGACATCACGACCTTGAACACCGCCAGCCCGAGCCCGATCGCGACCAATGCCCCCGCAATGTAGGAGAGCGGGTCCTTGAACCCGTCGAACAGAGTGACCACCTTCGCCGCGATGGACACGAAGTCGGCGAAGCCCTTCACCCACTCCGAAATCGCTGGTTCCGCCTGAACCAACGCATCCCCGATCGCCTTCAGCGCAGGACCCACGCTAGAACCCGAATCGGCTGATAGTTTCATGAAGGCAGACGCCACATCGGTGACGAGTTCCCCGAAGCCCTTCATCACATCACCGGCGCCGGAGATCGCATCCGCGATCTCACCGGTAGCCGCAGCTTTCTGGATCATCTTGTCGAAGTCCGTCATCACATCGGCGATGTCTTCGCCGAATTTGCCCATTGCTGGCGCTGCCGCGTCGAGGAAAGTGAGCATGGCGTCGGACCAGTCGTGCGTGCCGCGTACGCCCTGCTCGAAGAAATCGGTGGTCCCGGCCAGCCAGTCGTTGAGCTGTTGGATGCCCTTCGAGCTGGAGATCACATCCGCGAGGCTGCGCCCCATGTCGCCGATCGAGTGCGCCACATTCGACACGCCATCGGTGAGCTGCGGCAGAACCTTGTTCACCTCGTTCACCGCGGGGAACATCGTCTTCTCGAAGGCGTAGTTCGCGGCGACCCGCAACGGCTCCAGCCCGACGTTGAGCTGGTTGAGCGCCGCTTCCATGCCGTCGATACCGAGCGCGACCACACCGGCGCCGGTGGCCATCGCCGCCAGACCGGTGGAGAACCCGATCAGCAGCGGTGCCGCTACAGCGACCGCGGCGGTGATCCCGTCGATCGCATCCGGGGTCTGCGACAACGCCCGGCTGAAGATCTGCGCCGTCGACGCCCCGGCCGCTGAGGCGCGCTCCAGCTTCGCGGTGTCGTCCGCGGCCTGCCCCGCACTGGAGCCGAGCTTCTCCGCCGCCTGCGCGGCCTCCTCGGCACCCTGCTTCCATGACCGGGTCGAGCCGTCCGCCATGCGGATCGAGCCCTCACCGTTCGCCATCGCCTTCATGACGTCATCGACCGAGCGGCCCATCGAGTCGTACGACGTCGACACCTCGGCCGCGGTCGCCCGGGAGGCGTCCATCGCCGCCCGCGTCTCCTCCAGCACGCGGGCCCAGTCCTGCTGCTCCTGCGTCAGACCACGCGTCGACCCGCCGAGCACGTCGATCCGGCCGGCGGACTGCTCGGCGGCGAGCCCCACGTCCTGCATCGCACTGCCCGCGGTGCCCGCGTCGCCGCTGACCGTGTCCAGGGCGGCCGCGGCCGCGGAAACCTCAGCGGCTGCGGTGTCGTAGTCCGCGCCAGCGGCCTGCGCGGACGCCCCCGCATCATCCAGCGCTGCCGCGTTGGCCTCCGCCGCGACGGTCGTCTCGTCGAGCGCCGCCTGCAGCGTCGCCGCATCGTCGGCGGCCTGCGCCGTACCGCCACCACCCCCGGCGCCCGGGCCTCCACTGGCGGCGTCCTGCGCCGCCACGATCCGCGCCGCGTCCGCCTCCGCGGTCTCCGCAGCGGTATCCCACGCCGCGAGGAAGTCCGAAATGTCGCCGAGCAGCCTCGAAATGACCGGCGGGAGGTAGGCGTCAGCCACGAGGGTCACCCCCTCGCGCTGGTAGCAGCTCTACTCGAGGGCCGTCGCCCAGGCTTGCGTCATCGTGAAAAGGATCATGTCGGTGCTGCCCTGCTGCGCCGGCAACATGTACGGGCGCGGTGGGAGCACGGTGCGGTGCCCGGCCCCGGTGATGCCGCCCAACTCCTGGATGCGGGCGTACACGACACCGGCCGGCCCGACCTGTGCTTCCCACACCGGGCCGTCCCCGGTGGCCGGTGTGGCGGTGATGGAGGCGGCGAGCGCACCGGAGATCAGCGACGGCGGCGTGCCGGGCATCGACGGTGTCGGTGTGCCCGGCGGGTGCGAGGTCAGCGACAGCAACCCGGACGCGACCGCGACGAGCGTGTCAGCGGCGTCGTCGAGCGCTTCCGGGGTGACCGCGGCAACCGCGACGACCTTGTCCAGCATCGCGGACAGCATCGCCTCGAAGCCCTCGAGGTCAGCCACGGCTGGACCGCTTCCGCTCCTCGGCCCGCACCTGCTCGACCAGCAACGTCACGTTGTGCAGCCGGTCGTATTCCTCGACGGGCAGGTTGTCGACCTGCTCGGGCGTCCACTGGAAGCGGTCTGCGAAGAACCAGTAGTCGAACGTGCCATCCCACGCCTGCTGCTCGCCGGGACGCGCGGCGGGGACGTCGAAGCCCGTCAGCCGCGCCCTCAGCCGCTGGCGGGCACTGAAGGGGAATCCGGGTCCTCGTGATCAGACGGATCGACCGCCTTGGCCCCGGCCAGGAGCGCCGTCCGCGCGGCCTCGGTGAGCACCAGGATGGCGTTGTTGTCCTCCATGGTCAGCTCACCCAGGATCAACGGGTCCGCCTCGGGCAGCGCCGCACCGGGGAGATAGGGGATGTGCCAGGCCGTGATGAGCATCGCGGCGACACTCTCCGCGAGGTCGATCCCGGCGAGGAACGCCATCGACGCGCGGATCGGCATCGGCTTCCCCGTGTTCGGGTCGATCTCGGTGGTGCCGACGCGGGCGGCCATGGCCTGCTTGCGGTGCTTCGCGCGCAGGTCCGTGTAGTCGCGCAGCTCCACCCACGCGCCCGCGGTGGGCAGGTTGTGCCTGGTCAGGGCCATCAGTACACCGTGCCGGCGTTGGCGTTGAGGATGGTGACCTTGCCCGGGGACAGGCCGCCGGATGCGCCGGCGCTCGTGCTGTTGGCCAACCCGTCGAATTCGACGTCGTACATGGTCGCCGTCTTCCCCTGGTTGATCTTCGCAGTGCGGTAGTCGACGAGGTTGCAGTCCACCGTCAGCTGGCGCTGACCGGCACCGGTGATGCCGTTGGAGATCAGGAGCTGGAACTGCTCCTGCGTGTCCGCCAGGTACTTCGTGATCGGCGTCTCGTCGGCGGCGATGAACGACATCTTCCCGCTGATCCCCAAGCTGCCGCGCTGGATGACGTACGGCTGCTGCCCATTGGACAGGGTGTAGTGCGCCTCGAGCTTGCGCTTGATGTCGATCGTCGCGGTCGCGACGGTGCCGACGAGGGTGCCGCCGGAGGCAGGCCCGGCGAGGCCGAGCAGGCCGCGCCACGACGCGAGAGGTGGCACCGCGGACGGTGATGCGGTCGGTGTGGATCCGGCGACTGCGGACCCCCAGGCCATGCCCTTGGCGTCGTACTCGCACAGCTTCGCTGCGGCGTCCCACTTGATCGTCAAGTCGGACAGGCATGCGCTCGAGTAGACGCGGGCACCGGAGGTGGTCGGCACACCGGTCCAGTGGGTGAGCGTGTGCGTCTTCGGCTGCCCGTTGCTGCTGTTGAGCAGGCTCGTGGCGTGCGTGAACGGATCGGCCGCACCGGTGGTGGTGCGGTCGCCGAGGATGTTCACGAGCAGGTGCTCGAAGATGTCGACGTACATCGGGCCTGAGAGCGACCAATTCGTCAGCGAGACGCCCTGGTAGCGGCCGTACAGGGCCGCCATCGACCCGCGAAGGCTGGGGTCGTCGAGCTGCTTCGGGGCGTCGACCGGTTCGAACTTCGCGAACGGGATCGTGAACGTCGGCGCGACCGGTGTCCCGACCGTGGTCTCGGGGGCGATCCCCAAGAACGCCTTGTCGGGTGCGAACGTCGTAGGCATCAGACCTCCTCAGAGGTGGCAGGAGCGTCCGGCGCGGGCGCAGGGTCGGCCGGTGGCTGTTCGGGCGCCAGCGGGGCAGCGGGACGCCAGTGGATGTCGGGGGGGATCGCCCACTCGACGACCTGACCCGGCTCGACCCGGCCGGCCGTGAAGTAGTCGCGCGGGTCACCGCCGGTGAACCTGTACAGCGGCATGTCAGCCCTCCGCGTAGTAGTGCACTTCGAACGAGATCGTCAGGTAGCCGCTGGTCATCTCGCTGCTCGTCTCGGGCATGCCCATAGACCAGCGCAGCCACGGCGAGCCGCCCTCACCGACGACGAACCCGCCGGCCTCGAACCCGCCGGAGCCGAGGCAGCGGTCAGCGCGAATGCGGGCCTTCAACGCCTCGAGGAGGTCGTAGAAGCCGTCCGTGGCGTCCTCAGCCCACTCGCTGTTGGAGCGCAGGAACAGGTGCAGCGTGCAGGTGGAACGCAGCAGCTTCAGGCCACCGAACGCACCGGCCATCGCCTCCCGCGACTCGATGCCGCCGTCGACGTGGACGAGCATCTGCGACCCGACCAGCGAACCGGCCGACGGCTGCCCGAGGTAGTACTCGGCCGCGTCGTCCACCTTCGGCCGGCTGCGGCGGACGACGCCGAGCATCGGGACCTGCGGCGTCCGGTACGAGCGCGACGCCGGATCGTAGGAGCCACCGAACCAGGCGCAGATGCCGTCGCGGACGGTCTGGATCGTCGTCGAGTACGGGGCGGCCATCAGCGGATGCGCTGGTAGTTGTTGAGCAGCTGCAGGGCCTGCGCGATCAGCCGTGCACCGCCGGTGCTGCGCTGCGGGTCCTGGCTCGACGCCGCCGGGGACGGCGCGCCGGGGGCCTGGTTGGTCTGCGCGAGCGGCGCCGGGCGCATCAGCTCGGCCGCGGCGTAGTTGATGACTGCCTGCCGTGCCGTGGTGGGGAGCGCGCTGCAGGACATGCCGGCCGGGTGGTTGTTGGTGAGCGGGGTGGCGAGGGTGAGCGTCGAGCCGGCCACGCTGGCGACGGTGACGGCTTCCTCGAGGGCCGGGGTCCAGAGGCGCAAGACGGTTGCCGGGGTGATCCCGCTGGCGGCCTGGATGCCGGTGGCGTCGAGGACGGTGATGCTCGTGGCACCCGAGGATGCGCCGGTGGCGAGCTGGGTGGCCGGATATCCGGCGATGTAGGACCACTGGACGAGGACCTCGGTGCGCGTCGCGAGCGACGACCCGAACTGCAGGCTCGCCAGCGCGGGCGCACCCGGCCCGTAGGCGACCAGGACGCGGCCCTGCTGCTCGAGCCACGCCTGCGGCTGCGACACCGCTTCGAGAGCATCGGGTGTGGGCCCGATCGCGATCGCGGACACTGTCAGGACGGGGGCGTGTTCGGGGTGGTACCGCAGTCGGCCCATGGCGTCGGGTCGGACGCGGGCGTGTTCGACGACGGTGTGCGCGGCGAGCGGCATGTTGATGGTGTCCTCGGCCCACTGCGACGCGGTCAACAAGGCGTTGTTGAGGGCGGCGTCCTGCTGCGGCTGCGTGCCCCCGCTCCGGAGGTTGTTGCTGTCGAGGAAGGTGGGGTGCGCCCGGAACTCGGAGACCGTCACGTACGGGTGGTCAAGCACCAGGACACCTCCTCCGCAGCTCGGGTCCGTGACGCAGGTAGGCGGGGACGATCAGCCAAGCGAGCCACACGAGGTCGGTGGCGCCACGCCATGCGTTCACTCGTCGAGGACGTTCGGGTCGGCGCGTGTCCACTGGCCGTGGATGCAGGACGCGCCAGCGTGCCCGTCGGGCCAGCCGTCGGGCCAGCAGCCGTCACAGATCGAGTCGGGTGTTTTCTTCGGCACGCGGGACCTCCTCACCGCAGCGGGAACAGCGACGGACGACCGGCCGGAACCCGCATGAGCAGGCGTAGCCGCCGCGCGCGGGTGAGCCGAGGGATGGGGCGAACCCGCCTGCTCGGCGCAGCGCCGCGGCGTGCTCGGGCGGCAACTCGTACATGCCGTCCTGCGACTTGTAGCGGCGCCCGCCGATGTCGAGCTCGCGCACGGCACCATCCGGGGCGCCCATCCGCACGGCCTCCACAGGTCAGCCCTTGACGGTGTTGCCGGAGGTGCGGGCGTTCGTCAGCAACGATGCTGCGACCGTTGACAGGTCGGCAGGCAGCACCGACGCGGACACTTCCCCGGCGTGGACCCGGAGCCACTGATCCCCGGCCGCCGCCGACAACGCAGCCAGCTGGGCCGCGGTCAGCCCCGAGTAGTACGTCGACAGGGTCGCGATGATGGCGACAATCCCCGCCGGGGTGATCTTCTGGTTGGTGCCTGCGAGCTCCCGGACGCGCACGAACAGGCGCGAGGACTCGGGCCGGGATTCGACCTGCACGGTGGCGCCCGGGGTCGGGGCGCCATGGATGGTGGGCACGGGGGACCTCCAGGTTGGGGCGTGCAGGGGAGCGGAGCCGCGCCCGCGGCTCGGAAGACTCACGGGGCGCGGCTCACGCTGGGTGGGGAGCGGATCAGTCGGCGCGACGGACGCGGTGCTTGTCGCGGTCGCAGGTGCGGCAGCGGCGGTACCCCTGCGACGTCACGTAGGTGTTGGCCGGCGAGTAGGAGTGCCCGGCTGGGCACTTCCGCTTCGCGCGCTGTCGGTCGCCGGCCAGCGACCCCATCGAGGACCTGGCTGGCGCCATGTTCTCGGGGTGCGTCACCGACTTGAGGTGCGCGGGGTTGCAGCACCGGCGGTGCGGGCAGCGGTCGCCGAGACGGCAGCTGGAGTCGTGGCAGCGGTGATCGATCTCGCGGCCGGGCTCGATCGGACCGTGCGTGAGGGTCCAGGCGAGGCGGTGGGCCCGGTGATGGGCCCCCTCGATCCGGACGTTGCCGTAGCCCTTGGTCGTCCCGCCGGTCCACGGCCAGCAGCCGTCAGGGTCGGAGCGGTCGACGCGGGACCAGAACCGCTCCGCGCTGTCGCGGTCGTCGTCGGCCTGGACGTCGCCGTGCGCCTGCACCTGCTGGTAGTGCCGGTTGCAGTAGCCGCGGGACTTGACGACCGACGGGCACCCTTCGACCGAGCAGGTGGCTCGTTCGGGTCGGGGTGCCGCGTCGGTCGTGCCGGTGTTGCGGAGCCGGTAGTAGTGCATCCGGCAGAGGCCCTTGGCGAGGTGGGGCTTCTCGCAGTCGGGCAGTGAGCACGCGGGTCGTAAGGTCGGCATCCGCCAATCTTACGACAGGTGGCTTACTGGATTCCGAGCAGAGCGCCAGACCAAGCGGGTGCGTAGTGGACGGGAGCGCCGTACCAGTACGTCGACTGATCATAGGTGAACTGTACGACGGGCCAGTCGACGGCCATGTAGTCCTGCACGTTCACGATCTCGACGGTGTTGCTGACCTCGGAGTCCGGGACGGGCAGCGTCATCGATCGGATCAGGGCACACCCAGCGGGCATGTAGGGGTGCACACCGAGGTCGACCATCTTTCGGGTGATCTGGTTCTCGATACCGGTGATCGCCGAGCCGAAGGTCGCGTTCGTGCCGCCGCCGTCACCGGCGGGGATCATCAGCCGGTAGTTCGCCGACGACGACGTCTTGAGGAGGTCCCCGGCCTCCTTCATGACACCGGCGTCGCACCAGATCTGGTCGGGGTCGGCCTTCACGGACTGGTAGAGCGACAGGAACGCCTGCTGGAACTCGTCCCCCGGGTTGGTGGTGGACAGCTTGGCGTTGATGCGCTTCACATACCCGGACTGGGTGGGGTCGCTCTGGACGGTGAGGAGCCCGTCGTAGCTGTTGACGTCTGCCGAGGTGTTCGTCGCGCCGGGGTTGGTGGGTCCGGTGCTGGTCGGGGCGGTGGTGAGGGTGTACGTGTTGCCGGAGAAGTTGGTCTGGAACGTCGCCGTTCCGACCGCGCCACCGGCCTGGGACACGTACAGGTTGTAGTTCAGAGCGCCGTTGGGTTCGGTGGCGACGGTGACGGTGATCGTGCTCGTCGCACCGGTCGTGACCTGCGCCGTGTTGTTGCTGACGGCGGTCTCGCCGAAGCCGGTCTTCGCGGTCACGACGACCGCGTACGTGCCCGCCGCGATCGCGCCACCCGTGGTGGCGGTGGCCGACGTGATGACCGGCGCCGAGACGGAGCCCGCATACCCGGTGTCGGAGCCACGTGCGTAGAGCAGCGCGCGCTCTTCGCCGCCCATGGACGCCCACAGGAGCGCGGTCTGCGACAGCGCCCGGATGTCCTGGAAGCCCTGGCCGGCGAACTGGGCCTGCCAGTTCACCTGGTCGGACAGACCGGACTCCTTGTAGATCACGCTCTTGGAGTCGGAGGCGTAGGCGATCTTCGCGCCACGCCGCAGCGCCAACGACCCGAACGAGGTCTGCACCGAGTTCGAGTTCAGGAACGGGGACTGGTCAGCCACGCCGCCGACGCCGGAGTTGGACCAGCCGGTGATGCGCTTGAACTGGCGTGCGGTGCCCTGGCCCTTGGTGCGCGGCATGCTGTTGCGCAGCGGCGTCAGCCGCGGCACGAGCAGCTTCGCCGGCGCCTCCAGGTCGTACGGGACGAGGCCCGTGCTGTTGGGGGCGGTGGTGGTCCAGTCCTTGCCGATGTCGGCGCTGATGCCCTGGATCGAGGCGAGCTCACCGTTGAGGCTGGCGAGCTGGTCCGGGGTGAGGCTCTTCGTGATGTTCGCGAGGGACTGGTTGAGCGATTCGACCTGCCCGGTCGAGACGATCCCCTGCTTGGGCATGAAGGAACGGCCGCCGGACTTGGCGCGCTGGTGCTCGGTGGCGAGAGCGGACTTGTAGGCGTCGAAGCGGTCGACTACGGCGGTGCCGTGGACGTCGGAGAACATCTCCGACGGTGAGGGGACAGCGTGTCCCATGGTGTTTCTCCTGTCAGCTGGTGGCGGCCTGGGTACGGAGCTCGGCGGCCTTCTGCAGGTACGCGGCGCGTGCCTGCGGGTCGTGGCTCAGTTCCATGGCGGAGCGGTCGTACTCGGCGGCCTTGGTGAGCAGGCGCTCACGTCCGGCGGCCTTGGCGGTGTCCTCCGACGTGCGTGTGAGGACGGGACCACCCGGGGCCGGCTGCTCCATCGCCTTCGCCAGCTGCGCCTTGATCGGCGTCAGGGCCTCTGCGACTGCTGCCTTCACCAGCTCGGTGAGGTCGTTCTGCGCTGCACCCTCGACGGCCTTCCCGGCTTCGGGTGCAGGGGTCTCGGATGCGGGCGGCGCCGGGACGGCCGGGGGAGCCGCGGGGGCGGCCTTCGCGGTGTCCGGCGCGGCCGGGGGGGTGGTGGCCTGCGCGGCCATGCCGATCGTGGCAGCCATCGAGGCCTCCTGGTTTCCGTGGGGGTAGGGGTTGGCGGTCTCGCCCTCGTCGGCCTCGTGGTCCCACCAGCACATCAGCAGGCACAGGGCGTTCATCAGGTTGGAGACGTCGGCGAGTTCGTTCTCCCCGCCGGTGAGCTCGTCGAGCTCGGCCCGGATCAGCGCGACGAGGCCGTCGCGGACGGTGCCGATCTGGTGGGGGTCGTGGACCCACATGCCGGGGGCCGCGGCCTTCCAGCTGTCGGGGAGGAGGTCGGTCTTGCCGAGGGCCTTCGCGCGGGCCTTGATGTGGGCCTTGGCCGCGTCGGGGTCCTTCGCCCGGCCGATGGCGTGGATCGCGTTCCGCAGGTCCTGCACCGTCTTGATCGGGAATGAGCCGTCGGGCATCGCCGCGCCCGAGCTGGCGGCAGCGTCACGCTGCGCCGTGCTGAAGTCGCGCTTCTCGACGAGCTCCTCGACGCGCACCAGCATGCGGTCGGCGTCGAAATCGGCAAGCGGAACAGCCGGCATCCCCGGCTTGAGCGCCTTCGCGAGCATCAGCGTGCAGGTCGGGTTCGCCGGCCGGTCGACCAGCGAAACCTCGACGATCTGCCCGTCCACGATCCGGCCGCCCGGCGCTGCGGCGTCCTTCACTACCCGCGGCGCCCGGATCCCGACGGAGTAGCCCTTCAGCACACCGGCCTCGACCTTGCGCGCCGAGACGGGGTCGACGACGCGGGACTTCAGGTTCCACGCCGTGCCGTCCTGCTCGAGCTCGGTGCCGACACCAGCGGCGATCGAGGAGTGCTGCTCGCGGACGTTCGCGCCCGTCGAAAACCACTGCGGCATCGCCTTGGCCAGCCACGCCGGGTCGCACACCTGCTGGTCGAGGTCCAGGTCGGCGGAGGTCGCGCGGCCGTAGACGAGGAGGTCACCGTTGGTGTCCCGCTCGTGCTTGACGATCCCCGCGTAGGCGGTGGTGATGTCCATCAGCCCTCCAGGACCGGGAGTAGGACGCAGCGGCAGCGCGGATGCGCGGGCGGCGCGACGTCGCCGGATGGATAGGGATGGCCGAGCAGCACCGGGCCTGCGGCTTCGTTGCGGTCGCAGACGGGGCACACCCGGGTGTCGTTCTCCGACAGCCAGCGCGCCGTCGCGATCCCGGCGTGCTCGTACACGCGGCGTGCGGCCTCGTTCACGGCCCGGCTGGTCTCGGTGACGGCGACCTCGTCAGCCCAGGCGGGGTCGTTGATGGCCTGCTGCAGCTGCCGCCCGAGCGTGTCGGGGTCGGTGGTGGTGGGGTTGGCGAGGATCTGGGCGAGCTGCTCCACACGGTGGTGCGCGATCGACGCCACATCACCGAGCACCGCCGACGGTGGTGCACCCGATGCGCCGGTGAGCAGCTCTGCGGATGCGGCACCGATCCGCGCCCCGTCCTCGGCCATCCCCTCGATCGCGGGCCGGATCGCCGCCGTCATCGCGTCGTCGTTGATGCCGTGGCCGGCCAGGAACGCGACCGCCGCCGTCAGGGACATGGTGTCGACGGCCCGGTCCAGCCACCATCCGGCCAGCAGGAGCGCGTCCTGCTCGAACGCGCGCCGCACAGCCTCGCGGAGCTGCCGGGACCGCTCGCGGGCGGCGTCCTGGTCCTGGGTCCAGCCTGGCCACTGCGCGACCCGCTCAGGTGTCGGGCCGCCCACCGCTTTTCCCAGCATCACCCGGTCCGGGTCGATGCCGTAGAAGGCCAGCTCCGGCGGGGAGGCGATGAGCTGCAGCTCGAACCGGCGACCAAGCCGGCCTTTCCGCGCCCACCGGTGGTACGCGGCAGCCTCAGCAGCTTTCGCGCCCTCCCCGCCGGTGCGGCCGTCAGACCCGGGAGGAGCCGTCCCAGGCCTGGGCTTGTCCTGCCCGGGCGCGCCGGGCTGCGCGGTGGCGCCGGTGAACCCGGCATCCTGCTCCACCGGAGGCTGCTCCGCGATCGACGCACCCTCCAAGAAGGTGATCGTCCCAGTGCGCGGCGCGTACAGGGCTGGCATGTCCGCTTCCGCGAAGTCATACCTGGGCCGGCCGGTCTCGTCGCGGCCCTCGTTCAAGGTGAGCAGTCCGGCACCGACCTGCTCGGCGATGACCGTGTCCGCGTCCCCTTCGTCGGTGGCGAGGTCGGTCCACCGGAACTCGAGCTCGGGTGGCATGCCCAGGTGCGCGCGGGAGATGTCGGTGAGGATCGCCTGGATCGCCTTCAGGGTCGGCTTCGACCCCTTCCGCTCGTTCAGGTTCTCCTGGCCCACCTGATGCCCGGCAGAGCCCAACCCTTGCGTTTCGGTGAAGCCGAGCTCGTGGATGGTCATGTCGAAGTGCGCGACCAGCAGCTTGAGCAGGAACAGGTCGTACTCCGGCTTGTAGCGCTCCGCCTCACCGGCGCCGGCCGGCTCCGGTACGACACCGGGCGGCAGCATGCGCCACCGCTTCCGCGCGGCCGTGTCCCCCGACAGCAGGTCGTTGAGTGCGGTCTCGTACTCCAGGACCTGCTGCGGGCTCCACATGACGTCGGGGTTGTTGTCGGACCAGCGGAGCCAGCCGCCGGGCATGACCCCGTCGGTGTACTCGGCACGAATCCAGGCCTGCCGCTTCATCCACGTGTCGAGGTCGAGCAACGCCATCTCGACGGGTGAGCGGCCGTAGGGGGTCCAGGTGCGGACGTCGCGGCGCCGGTAGATGAGCTGGTCGGCGGGGTAGCCGCCCGGGATCGTCGGTGTGCCGTCCTCGTCGACGGAGACGTCGGCGGTGAACTCGCCGCGGGGGAAGCCGTGGAGCTGCTGCTGGTAGGCCGGCTCGGGCGGCATGGGTCGGCCGCCGCGGTGGTCGAGCAACGGCTTGATCGTGGCGCCGTCGAGGATTTCGAACGCGTACAGGTCGCCGCCCAGCGTGCAGCGCGGGTAGATCGCGAGCGCGTCGATGACGAGCCGCTCGTCCAACAGCTGGGTGATCCACTGCTCGAACGTGTAGCCGTTCCCGCGGTCCGGTTCCTGCCACCAGTGGGTGAGGCGTTCGATCTCGGGGATCATCGACTCGCGGATCGTCTTCTCCGCGATGTGACGGCTCGTGCCGGGCTGCTCACGCTGGACGGCGCCGACAGCGCGCGGCGATACCCCGATCTCCCACTGCAGGGTGGAGATCTCTTCCTTCCGGATGCGGATGCAGTCGGCGAGGATCGGCATCTCCGCGGCCCGGCGCAGCACGGAGAAGGGGATGAGACGGCCTTGCTGGCCGGGGAGGTTCCAGGAGACGGGGTAGTCGTAGATGCGCGGTTCGGCTCGGCCGGTGTCGCGGCGTACGGGGTCGAGGGGTGCCGGGTTGAGCGGGATCCCGGGCCCGAACTGGTACGGGTAGAGGTCGCGGGGTAGCGGGGTGGCGACGGTGCCCATCTGGTTGTGCAGCTGCGCGAGCGCGGTGACCTGGTCGGCGGTGCGGACCTGCCCGGCGGTCGAGGTGGTGAGCGCGGCAGGGAGCGCCTTGGTGGTGCCGGCGAGGCGGTACGGGCGGCGGCGCTGGGCCACGATCGACCTCCTCATCATGCAGCTCGAACCTGTTGGGCCTGACGGACCCAGTCCAGCGCCGAGGCTTGGTCACCCTGCGGCCGGTAGAAGGCGAGCAGCAGCGCGTCGGCGTCGTCCGGGGACCGGCCGATCCGGAGCTTGGTTTCTTCCTTCGGCTCGACCACGATCCGGCCGGAGCTGTCGAGCTTGTATTTCGGCGCCGTCAACTGGCTGACGAACCGTTCCCGGTCCCGCTCGGGCACACCGGACAGGTCCCAGCCGCGGTCCTCGGACAGCTTCCGGCCGATCTCCCACCAGATCTGCGACCGCAACCTTGCGAACCGTGCCGGCACGGTGCTGCTCTCGCCGACGTTCACGCCGACGACGTTGGCCTGGTGGGCACCGTTCTGGCCGAGCTCGCGGAGACGCCCGACGATGCCGTACCCGATGCCGATCACGTCGCACTTCACTGCGGTGGCGCCCGTCTCGCGGATGGCGTTCAGGACGAGCCCGGCGACGTGCATGGGGTCGCGTCCGCCGTCGCGCCAGATCCGGCCGACGACGGCGCCGCGGCGCTCGACGATGACGGTCTGGTCGCCGCCGGCCCCGAAGTCGACACCGAGCTCGACCGGCAGCAGTTCCTCGGGTGTGCGCGGTGCGGTCTCGGGGAGTGCGCAGGCGCGGAGGGCGGAGAGGCGGACGACGCCGTCTTCGCTCTCGTCGGGGAACTCGCCGAGGACCTTGCTGATGTAGGTCGGGGAGTCGATGCCGTACTCGGCGGCCATGTCATCGACGTACTCCTGGTCGACCAGCACGTTCCGTAGCTGCTCGGGGATCGGTTCGCCGGTGAAGTTCGGTGTGTCGAACGCCGAGATCTTGATGGTGTTCCAGCGCGGGTTCGCACAGTTCTTCGCGAACTCGCTGCCGGGGTCGTCGGGGTTGCCGAGCGCCAACAGCCGGCAGTGGGGGCCGGTCATGAGGGCGCGGGCGGCCTTCCAGAACTGGGAGACGACACCGCAGGCCTCGTCGATGATGACGAGGAGGAACTCGGCGTGCTGGCCCTGGAAGGCGTGCGTGTTGTGGTCGGACGGCTTGCGGCCGATCCCGGCCGACCACTTCCCGATCTTCCACTCGGTCTCGTTGAGGCGGCCGACGAATGGCTGCTCGCGGGCGGCGGCGACGTTCGCGGCATCGTTGATCTCGGACCACAGGATGATGCGGACCTGGTCGCCGGTGGGTGCGGTGGTGACGACTTTCGCGGTGCCGGGCGGGTGGGTTTCGATCCACCAGGCGGCGATCCGGGACGCTACGCGGCTCTTGCCGGGGCCGTGGCAGGCCTGGACGGCCGTGTAGCGGTTGTCCCGGACGGAGTCCATGATCTCGCGCTGCTTCGACCATAGGAACTCGCCGAGCCGGCGCGATACCCAGGCTGAGCCGTCGAGGCGGTCGCGTTCTGCCTGCTCTTGCGCTTCGAGGAGCAGGAGGGCGGTGTCGAAGGCGGCGAGGTCAGCTGGCGACCAGCCGGAGCCGGTGACGTCGAGCGACATCGGGCACCTGCCTGCGCTGCTCCGCGGTCAGGCCGAGGGCCGGGTCGGTGAGCACGGCGACGAGGAGCTCGGCGATCAGTGCTCCCTGGCGTTCTGCGAGTTCGACCTGTCGTTTGGCGAGGCCGGCGGCGATGGCCTTGGCGGCGAAGCTGGCGCAGCGGTCGCGTTCCTGGCCTTCGAGGACAGCGAGGCCGCGGATGTACTCGCCGCTCTTGACCTCGCGCCCGGTCTGGGGGTCGAGGATGACGGTGTCGCCGACCATCGCGACCAGGAGGTCGCCGCCGTGTTCGTTGACGAGCTGCTCGAGGCGGGCGGCGAGGAGTCCGGCGCGCTGAGCGGACTGGGTGACCAGGCGGAGGAGGACTTCGCCGGGGTCGGCGTGTGCGGTGCCGAGGCCCCAGGCGAGGACTTCGGCGCGGACTGCGGCTTTGGCTGCGACGAGGGGGGCTCGGCCGCCGTGCATGCGGCAGACGGTGCCGCCGACGATGGGCCAGTTCGGGCAGGTGCCGCCTCGGCGGGTGCGTTTGCCGCAGCGCGGGCCGGGGTTGTCCTTGGCCTTGGTCATTGGAGGCCGAGCCAGTGGAGGAGGCGGGCGCGGCGGGTGGCTGGCACGTAGTAGGCGCAGGTCCGGTAGCCGCAGAGGCTGCAGTCGGTGCCGGGCCGGTAGTGCTGGTGGGTGGTGTCGGGGTGGCCGCAGAGGCATGGGGTGGAGGGCATGGGGTGACCTCCAGCTGGTTGTGGCAGGGAGGGGATTCGAACCCCTGACATTCGGGTTATGGGCCCGACGCGCTACCGCTGCGCCACCCTGCTCTGACATGCCGATGCCCCGAGCCAGTTAGTAGCTGGCTCGGGGCATGGAGGGTCGGCGGGAGTGTTGCACGCAGCTCGCGGCCGATCAAGCACCGGGCCGATCAGGCGTCGGTAAGCGATGCGTTACGCACGGCCTCCAGGACGGGTGCCTCGGACAACGCTGCGTGGTAGAGGCCGTCACAGCGGCAGATGCACACGATCTCCATAGCCAGCAGACACGACGGTGTGCAGTCGCCAGACGACACGAGGTCCCCTGCCCGGCGTGCCATGGCCCGTTTCCGGCGCGGCAGGTGGGTGTCGGCCGGGACCAGGCGTTCGCGCAGCAGAACATCAACTTCCTCTCGCACACGCCGCTCAGCCTGCTCAGCCTGCTCGCGGCTAGTCCATCCACCGCGACTGAGCTGGCGCCCTTGCCGCTGAAAGAGGCGAGGGAAGTCGGCCGGCTCGATACCGAGCGGGGCGTGCACCGCGTAGTACCAGGTGCCGTGCCCGGTGGCCGCCAGTTTCGCGCACTGCTGCCCGAGCTGGCGACGCTTGCCGTCGACGACCTCGGTACAGCCGCAGCGCTTGAAGACGCTCATGGGCGGCTCCTGTCGTTGAGGGTGTGCAGGTCAGCGGCGTCGTACAGCGGTCGCCCGGACGGGTCGCGGTCGTAGGAACGCAGCAGGCCGCGGCTTGCCCAGGAGCGGATGGTGCCGTCGGGGATGCCGAGGTAGCGGTGTGCGTCGGCGGCGGTGAGGAGGACGGGGTCGGGGAGGTGGGCGAGTTGTTCGATGGTCTGTTGCACGTCGTAGCGGCCGGTGGGGAGGCGGTGGCCGTGGCGGCGGATGAGTGCGGGTGGTCGGGTGGTGATGGCGGTGAGGGCGTCGGTGTCGGCGATGCTGCGCCCGCCGGGCTCGTGCTCGACGATCAAATCGTTCCTCCGGCCCCGAACTCCGGCATGGACGGCTTCCCGTCGGCTCGGCCCCACAGGTGCAGGGCGTGCTGGTGGATGTTCACGTGCTGGCTGGGTGGCGCGAACACCTGGTAGGCGTAGCCGTCGCCGAACACGGCGGTGTGGAGCTGCACGAGGTCGTCGTAGGTGGGCATCTCGTCGCGGGCGATCGAGGCGTGGATCCAGGTGGTGCCGTCGAAGTCGGCGGCGCTGGCGATGACGGAGGCGGTCCGGTCGGTGCGGACGATGCTCCAGCCGTCGTCGCCGAACGGGCGTGGTGGGAGCCATTCGCGGCGGCCGAGGGCCCGGCGCAGGTTGAGGGCGTTGATGGTGCTCATCGGGCCCTCCTGGGTGTGGTGCGGCGTTCTTGGCCGGGCTGGTAGCTGCCGACCTGTCGGTCGGTGCGGATGGCGTAGCCGCCGATGTGGATCCACCGGTCGTACCCGGTTTTCACCCAGGGGTAGGCGTCGTGGGGGTGTGCCCATCGGTTGGTGCCGAGGGGGTCGGTGCCGGGGTCGCCGTACTGGCGCGGCGGCTGCAGCTCGGTGTGCAGCTGGGGTCGTCGAGTGGGGAGGCGGGTGTGTTCCCAGGCGGTGGTGATCTCGGCTGGGCTCGGCCGGCGCGGCATCCACCGGCGCAGCAACGTCCTCATCGGCGGTATCTCTCGGGGTTGGACTCGCCGGCGCAGCGCCGTTGGGTGGTGGCGTACTGGATGGGCTCGTCGGGGGTCATCGGGTTACCGCCAGTTGGGTGAGCATGCAGATGATCAGGACGGCGGTTGCGGTGATCGCCGGGAGGGCGTGCCGGTCAGGCATTCGGCACCGCCCCGGCGTGCTCGCCGATCTCGGCGAGCCACTGCTTGTGGAGGCGGTGCATGTTCCACGCCGGGGCGGACTCGCGGGGCCGGTAGGGGTGGCCGTCGATCTCGGAGCGCCACGTGTTGTGGCCTTTGGGGCCGACGTGCCAGGTGTGGACGATGCTGCAGGTGGTGCAGGCCATGAGCCATTGCCAGACGGCGGCCGCGCCGCGGTACTCGTCGGGGGTCATGACGCTGCTGCCATCTGGTCGATCGGCTGGGTGGGTTGGCCGAGCTGGACGAGTTCCAGCCCGCTGTAGCGGTGCCCGCACGAGTTGCATCGCAGGGATGGCATGACGAGCGGTTCGTCGGCGGCGCGCGGCGGCAGCGTCGGCACGTACAGGGGTCGGGCGCAGGACCACGGGCCGTCCGGGTTGGGGTGGCCGTTGTCGTCGACGGGTTGGTGGCAGAGCCCGATGGATCGGGCTGGCGCGTCCCCAGTTGCGGCCCTGAGTTGCCCTGAGAGCGTTCGTAGGGCGCGGTAGGTCTCGTCTATCCAGGGTTGGTGGCAGAGCCAGCCAGCGGCTGAATGGAGTGCCACTGCGAGGGTGTGGACAGTGGTTGGCTGGCGTGTGACTGCTCGTGGTTGGCCGTTGATGTCACGAAAATCGACCCTTCCGTACAGAGCAGACAAAACGGCGTGCGTCGGGGCCGGGCCGGTGAGCTCGTCATCACGACCCACACCAGCCGGCCGGGACCGCGGATCGCGGATGGCGATCACGTGCAGGTTCGCCGGCGGCCGCGACCCAAACGCCGACGAGCCGCCCAGCTGCTCACCGGACACGCCGGGTCGGGCGTCGAGCATCGCGTGCAGCACCGGGATCGACGGCCACACCCGCGGGTCGTCGGGCCGTTCGGGGTTGTACCGGGTGCCGTGCTGATCAGGGTCGAGGAGGTCGGCGAGGGCGTCGTGGTGGCGCCAGCACACGACGCCGATGCCGGGGGTGCGGCGTTGGTCGATGGCGCAGGCGGGGAGCGAAACAGTCATGATCAATTCCTTCCTGGTCAGAAACGGCAGTCGTCGAGGGCGGCATCGGTGGCACGCATCTCCGCCACCACCTGCAACGCCAGCCACCGCAGCGCCCGCACCGCGAGCCACACACCCACCACGACACCGACCAGCCGGCGCCCGGCGGTCACGCCGTGCCGCCGAGGAGACCGCGCTGGTAGCCGAGCGCCACCGCATGCGCCCGATCCCGAGCACCGAGCGCCTTGAACAGGCGCCGGAGGTGGGTTTTCACGGTGTCCTCGGTGACACCCAACGCCGACCCGATCCGCACGTTGGTGCGCCCCTCAGCGATCAGTTCGAGGCACTGCCGCTCGCGCACGGTGAGCACGAGGACGCCTCCGCGTCGCTTCGGGAGGGCGTGCGCCAGGTGCGGCCGCAACCCGATCAGCAACCGGCGGACGACGCCGTCGAGGAGTGCCGGATCGACCTCGGTGGCGAGCTGCCCGGACAGGACCTGGAAGACGCGGACGTCGCGCGCCCATTCGGCTTCGACGAGCGCTGATGGTCGGGTTCCGGGGTGGGCGGGGTTGCTGGGTTGTGTGGGGTGACCTGCGGTGATGGTCATGAGTTGGCTCCTGCGATGGCGGTGGCCCAGTCGTTGAGGACGGGGGCGTCTTCGTTGCCGTATTCGATGACGATGGGGACGGCGGCGGTGGCTGCGGTGAGGGCGAGGGTGGCGTGGGCTTGGGCTTCGGCGATTTCGCTGTTGCGGCGTGCGAGGCGTTCGTCGGGGGTGAGGTTGGCTTTCCAGCCGAGGTCGGCGTTCATCCATTCGTTGGCGTCGGCGAGGAGGTGTTCGGCTCGGCGGTAGTGCTCGGGTCCGGTCATCGGTGGCTCCGTTGGGGTGGTGGGTGGCGTTGGCGGAAGGTGTCGAGTTCGGTTCGGGTGGGTGGTCTGGGTGGGTGGGCGGTGAGCCAGGGGCGGCAGGTGGGGCAGGGGCGGGGGGTGTCGGCGAGGGGGTGGTGGAGCCAGCCTTGGCGGCAGGTGTGCTCGGGCGGGTCGTCGTCGATGGGGTCGCCGTTGCGGTCGCGCATGCTGGGCCTCCGTTCTCGCGCGGTCGCGTGCGTTCAGGTGGTTGCGTTCACAGATCGAGTTGGTTCGGGACCACTCGCGAAGTTGGCGGCGGTTGTCGAGGGCAAGGGCGTCGCGGAGCGCAGCGGAGCGATGTCCGCGGCAGCCGGGGAGCGAAGCGGACCGTGCAGTTCGACCACGTTCGAGTCCGCAGCGGTAGATGCCAGGTCTCCACTTGTATCTCTGTCTCTGTCTCTGTCTCTGTCTCTGGCGACGTTTTGCGATATCGGTGTGCGATCCGTTTGCGATCGCACGTGCGATCCGTTGTGCGATCCGTCGGGGGGTGGCTCGTCGGGGTGTTTGGGCTGGTCAGCGCACCAGGCGCAGTCGGGGTCGACAAGGTTGCGTTCGACGTGCCAGCGTTGGTGGTTTCCGCGCTGCCCCGCGCGCTTCTTGGTCTCGATGACGGCAAGAACTTCCGCGGAACTTCGCTGCCAATCGAGGTAGTCGTGCATCTCCACGGACCCGTCGGGGCGCTCTTCGATGAGCTCGGCGGCGACGAGCTCGCGCTGCACGGCGGGGCTCGCACGGCGCTTCAGGGCGGCCGCTTTCACGACGCCGTCGGTGAGGTGCTGGCCGCAGTAGCACCACAGCCGGACGAGCGCTCGGAACGCCTTGTCGGACAGGTCCTCGACCTTCGGATGGTCGGGCATCCCGTCGTGGATGACGATCCAGCGCTCGCCCTTCACACCTCGTTCACGTGACATCAGCTTGCGGACTCCTGTCGTTGGGGAGCGACGTCGAGCACGGCCCAACCAGCCGCGGTGATGTCCCACCGGGCCTTGTCGAACCGCTGCCGCTGCCGGGTCCGCACGCGGTCGCCTTCGGGGGGCTTGGCGAGCGCGGCATGGCCGGCACGGGTGATGCGGTAGAGGTGCGGCTGTTGACTCATCCGGCTCGCCGCCGTTCGCCGATGGCCTCGACCCAGCCCAGCCGCTGCGACTCCGTGCTGTCCGGGTCGACCTGCGCTGCCAGTACCGTGACCAACGCGGCCACCGGATCCACACCGGCCGGACACGGCAGCTTCCGGACGCGGTGGAGGTGGGCCAGGACTTCGGCCGGTCCGGCGTCGTGGACGTCACCAATGATCTGCTCGGAGATCTCGAGCAGCTGCAGCGCGTACATGTCCGGGTCGGGTGGCTGCGGCGGTTTCGCCACCCATCGGGGCTGATGCCCTGAGATGTAGAGGCGTCGCCCGTCGCCACCTTCAACGGGTAGCTGGCAGCCGCACGCGCACAGCCGGGTGGGGGTGATACCGAGACGTCGGGCGGTGACCTGGTCGCGGTAGTACTGGGTGTTCGCCGCCCGGCACTGGTCGCAGCGGCACCCGATGCGGTACCGGGTCCGGGTTCCGCACGCCGCTGTCACGCCACGGCTCCGATGTCGAACAGCCCGAGCTGCACCGCGTGCTGCGGGGCAGCTGCAGGAGCTGCAGGAGCTGCAGGAGCTGCGCGGAGGACGGAGACGATGTAGCGGGCGTCCTCGCGTGACGGGTGATGCGGCGCGGTCGGATCGCTCATGATCTGCCAGGCGTCCATCCACCTGTCCCAGACGACGCTGTCGACGACACGCCACCGGAAGCCGCCATAGGGCAGCCATGACCAACCGCCGGGCCGGTCGAGCCACCGGTGCGCGACGACAAGAACCTTGTCGCCCGGGTGGAGGTCCGGCTTCGCCGGGCGGCGCCGTACCGCGGTGGCGGTCATGGCAGTTCCCGTAGCCGTGTCACCGACACGAGGTGGCCCGTGCCGATGACGACGTCGTCAAGGGCTGGGACGTGGTTCCACATGTCGACGGTGTGGCCCCCGATGTAGCCGTGTGCGTGCAGGTGGGTGGCGCCCGTGGAGGCGATGCGGGTGACGACGAGCTCGGTGGCGCCGAGGGATTCGGCCCAGTCTGCGAGGTTGCGTGGGGTGGTGCCGTACTCGAGCTGGAGGCGCCACTTGACGCCGCTGTCGTAGATCCAGACGGGTGCGAGGTGCGGGTGCCGGTCGAGGTGGTCGGCGAGCGCGCGGAGGAAGGCCGCCTGGCGCTGCGCCCCGGTCACGTCAGGCTCTTTCCTGCGGCGCGGCGCCGGTCCTCCGTGAGCGGCCGCAGCGCGGCGATGATCCGCAGCTCTGACGCCTCGGACAGCGGGACGTCGTACTCCTCGGCCAGCTCGATCTCGCCGAGCGCGTTCGCTGTCCCGATCGCCCGGGAGGCGTCGGCATCCACGGGGTGGCGGAACACTGCCTCGACGACGAACAGGACGTCCTCGTCGCGGGCGGCGTAGCCGTACCGGTCGCGCAAGGGGTAGCCGGCGGCGGCGGTGAGCTCGCGGGCGAGCGCGATCCGGTGTTGGGTCTCCAGGGCGGTCACTGCGCTGCTCCCTGGGCTTCGGCCCACTCGGCGAGCCACCGGTCAGCGGCTTCCCGCAGCGCATCCCCACCGACCGCGTCGAACGCGCGCAACCGCTCGATCAGGACGACCGCGTCCGCGTCGGTCAGGTCCTTCGACGTCTCCACCTCACGGCCCAGCAGATGCGACGTGATGGCCAGCCGCTCCTCCCGGGTGACGCCCGACTTGCCCCACATGACGTGCATGTGCGCGTTGTGGACCTTCGAGACCGGCTCGTCGACGAGCTCCGCATCCACCGGCTCATCGGCCGGGTCGGCCGCGGGCGCTGGAGGCTGGGCTTCGACGAGGGCCTTCAGCTCGCCAGCGATCCGTTCCCGCACCGCCACGTCAGCCTTCGTCGTGGCCCGCCACAGCACACGCAGCAGCTCCGGATCCCCGACCTCGACAGCCTCATCGATCTCCGCCATCCAGTCCCGGCCCGACCCGGCCGCCCGGCTGTCGACGCCGCGCTCGGCCGCGGTGGCCGGCTTCGACGTCCAGCCCGGATCGACGACCGCCGTCGCCTGGATCGGCTCCCCCTCACCATCGACCTCAGCGCCAAGCTCCTCCGGCGTGTACTGCAGCCCGAACAGCACCTCCTGGCAGGCGTCCCGCGCGCACTCGGTGACCGTGCGGGCCTTCAGCAGCGCGGCCGGGTACTTCTTCCACGTGCCCTTACCAGCGAGGTCGGCCTGCTTCGCCCGGCTGATGGTCCACTCGACGCGGTAGGTGAAGTCCGGATCGTCAGAGCGGACGATCTCGGTGACGGCCTTCTCGTCGTCACCCCACGTCCGGATCCGGTGTCCAGCCCGGCGCACGAGCGCCGAGATCAGGGCAGCCGACGCTGACGGCTTACCTTCGATCACATGCACGCCGAGGATGGAGGCCATGGTCGGGATGCCGATCATGTCGCCGAACTCTGCGGCCCACAGCACGTTGGCCGGCTTGTCCCGGTACTGGGCGGGTAGGAGCCCGGATGCGGCGAGGTAGCGGGCGTACTCGAGCTTCTCGGGGAGCGACCGGTTGAGGATCGCGACCTCGGCGGTTGCGGTCATGGTGTTGCCTCGCTGTCGGTGCGGTCGGGAAGGGTGAGGCCGGCCTTGCGGGCCTGCGCGGCAGTGAGGGACGGCACCTCGTGGCCGCGGTAGTGGTGCAGTTCGGCGCCTTCGCCGTCGGTGCAGCGGCCGAGCACGCGGGTGCTCTTGCGGCCGGTGGCGCGGTTCTCCAGCTGCATGACAACGCTGACCTGCGCCCACACCTCTTCGGTCTGGCCGTCGTCGGTCGGGTACTCGCCGATCCACCACTGGCCGGGCTGCAGGTTGCGGATGGCCCGGAACTTGGTGCCGTCGGGCCGCTCTACGGTGATCACGAGGCCACCTCGACGGTCGGCTCGTCGACGTCCTGCTCAGCGTCGGCGATGTTCGCGCAGGCCGTGTGCCAGCGCTTCCCATCCCGCACCAGCGTCGCCTTGCGGTCGAACCGGCCAGCACACGCCGGGCAGACCACGTTCACCGGCGGGGACGGCTCGACGCTCGCCCCCGCCGGGAGCTCCAGGCGCCGCCCGTCATAGGTGATCCACTTGGCGTCGATGAGCGCCTCGATCGCGACGGCCGCCTCGAGATCCGGCTTCACGACCAACGACCCGGACGGCTTCACCCGCTCCACCCCAGGCACCAGCTCGCCGGCCTTCGCCGCAGCCACAGCCACCTGGAAAGCCGCCGCCTTGACACGTTCAACGCGGGCGAGCAGCTCCGGCGCGTGAACGCGGAGGACCTCCACCGCCGCAGCGTCGCTGACGATCTCGTCGACGTACTCGACATTCCCCGGGTCATCCGACAGGTACGCGGCGCAGGCCTGCCGGTCGACGATCTGCCAGGTCGCGGCCGGGTCCGTCCGGTAGACGGTGCCCAGCTTCGCGTCGCCGAGCGGGGAGCGGATGACGCGCTTCTCCCCATCCGCGTACAACGCTTCGAGGGGCTTGCGGGCGGCGACTTCGGCGTCCTTGACGCGGGCGCCGAGGACCTTGAGGACGATGGCCTCCGTCTCCGGGGGCATCTCGGGGCTGGTCATGCCGTCACGTCCGGCTGGCCGACCCGCGCCATACGCTCGAACAGGTCGATCGCCGAGAGCTGCAGCTCGACGACAGTCGGCTGCAGCGCGGCCCCGGCAGCTGCCCCGGCAG